TTTTAACTCCAAGAATTAATATCATAGAAGATCTAGACGACGAATTAGTTAGAAAATATAATTGGAATGTGCAACCATTTTTTAAATGGATTAATTATCCAGATCCTCAAGAAAGATTATTTAAAACGTATTTAAGACACGATATTCATCCAGTTCACCATCATGTAATAGGATTTAAAAATGCTTACTTTATACCTGGGCTGCATTCTATCCATGTTAAAAACAAGGCTAAACAGATTTTTCAAAACGAAAGATATAAGGATATAGAAAAAGAATGGAAGAAAATATAAAAATAAAGAGTGAAGATAAAAAAGAACCATGGTATTGGGATGAAATATCTCAAGATAAAAAGATTGAAAGATTAAGAGAACAAATTAAACGTAGAGATAAACAAATCGAAGATTTGAGAAAAGAGATTAGAAAACTTACAAATCACATACATGGAGCAAATGGAGAACTTTTAGTTCCATATAGATCTGGTAATGATTTAAATGCAGATTGTGAAAAAAGTGGATCAATTGGAGGAGTATACTTTTAATTGAAAACATTTCTTGGTTCTGGTGGTTTAGGTGACATGTTGATATGTTTTAGTAAGTGCTTTAATCATATTAATGATGATGAAAGATTCCATTACACTTATATCGACGAAGTAACAAATAGAAGAACAAAAGTAGATTATACAAAATATTCTGATGAATTTTTGAAACTACAGAATATAGATTATAATATCATATCTGCAAAACAATTTGAATATTACCAAGATCATGGAAAAGAATATGATTTTGCATTTAGTCCACAAGTTTATGGAGAAGTAAATCAATTTCTTTTAAGACCTAATTCTATAAGGTCAGACAGCCAACCATATATAAAATTCAAACTGCCAGAATTATATGATCAAACTTTTCTTGATGCTAAAAAACGTATTGTTATAACATCATTCGCAGGAAATGGAGATGATCCTAGAAGATCTTGGAGTTCTAAAAAGTTCTTGCAAGATTTGATTAAATTTTTAAATGTAAAATTAGGATATCAAATATATCTTATGGGTATACAAGATGATGAAAAATATGATTATTGTTATGATATTAGAGATCTTAGTCTACCAGAAGAATTAGTTTATATAGCTAATTCTGAAGCTGTTATATGTTTTAGTGGATTTGTTCATCTATTTTCTTGTTTTGAGAATAAGAAAATTATATGTAAATATGAGGGAGATGCGGCTAAAGAGTTTTACTTTCATCCAGTATGGTTAGAAAACAATGTAAAATTTTGGTACAACGAGTCATATACTGAAATCTTGGACAAATTATGACTGAAGAAACAAGAAAGAAAATTAGCGAAAGTGTTTTAAAAAATTGGGAAGTTAGACGAAAAACAGGAAAAGATAAATGTCCAGAAAGTGTAAAAAGAAAATTATCAGAAATGTTTTCTGGTGATGGAAATCCTGCTAAGCGCGCTGATGTTAGATTGAAAATAAAGATTAAAGCAACTACTCATGATATGACTAATACTCCAACATATAGAACTTGGCAAGCAATGAAGAGAAGATGTTATAATAAGAGCGCTCACAATTATAAATCTTATGGTGCTCGAGGAATAATTGTTTGCGAGCAATGGATAAATAGTTTTGAAACTTTTCTTAAAGATATGGGACAAAGAGAAAAGTGGTATTGTATAGATAGAATAAATCATAATGGCAATTACGAACCAGCTAACTGTAGATGGGTTAGTCATAAAGAATCTTCAAGTAATAAGAGAAAAAAATTATGAAAAAATGGTTACATGCAGTGTGTGATAAACATGGAGAATCTATAGCGTTTTTCATATCTAATCCAACTTGTACAGCTAGTTATTTATCAGAGTATGATAAAGAAATTCAAGCTTGGTTTGAAGAACATTGTATGTGTGATTGTAGATTAATTTCAGAAGATCCTCAACTTGATAAACTTTGGGATGATGGGTGGAAAATTGATTACGGTCATAAATTACATAGACTTTATAAGGAAATAAAAGTTTGAATATTAAAGATATAACAATAGGTGTAGTATTCACGAAGAGAGACTTTAATATAGATACATTTTTTGGTTCTTGTTTTGAAAATGACAAATTATCTAAAGATCTTAGTTTCACTATTATAGATAATGCTTGCGAATTCGATCTAGATTCTAAAATTAAGCACTGGTTAAAAAACAATGAGTATAAGATTATACGAAATAATAAAATAGAAAGTTTATCTTTTAATCACAATTCTATTTTATTTAATGCAAAAAATGATTATATTATACATAATAATGATGAAGTATATTTTCAACCTGATTGGTTGAAGAATACAATGATTTGGATTCTTAAGAATGGTTTTGATAGAATAGCTCAATTATGTAGATGTAGCAAAGGATATCATAAATCTGTTATATTGAAAATGGGTTATTTTAATTTATTATTGCAAGGTAAAGATGGTTCTGATGGAGACATAGAGTATAGAGAATTAAAGTATCTTGAAGGAAGAAATATAACTCCTCACGAATGGTTAAGAATATGTGATATAGAATTTAGAAATCGAATAATTGGACAACAATGGGATAAAGCATGGTTCGAACCATGTAAGTCTGAAACGTGGATCGGCAAAGTAGCTTGTCAACCAGATAATATTTCTAATGATAAAAAAGGAGATTCTAATCTTTGGCTTAAACAAGAAAGTAATCTATCTGATAAGAATAAAGAAGTAGTTATAGATTGGTTATCTGTTTTAGGAAAACAAGGACTAGATAATATAAATCTAGAATTTACAAAACAACTGAAAGAAAAATATGGAGTTTGAAGATAAAATAGAGTTAAATAAACCTAATTTAAATGGTAGAATTTACACAACAGAATTATGGCAAGAAGTCTTAAAAGATTATCAAAAATTGATAGATGAAAAAAGAGCGCTTGGAAGAGTTGGATATGGACAAAGTGCAGCTTTAGATTTAGGAGAAGTTATGTTTCTTGTAAAAGAAGCAAAAATAGAAGATAATTTTCTTAAAGTAAAAATAGAAACAATAAACAACATAAAATATGGATTTAATCATGCAGAAGCTTTTATAGAAGCTAAAAAGGCAGCGATTAGACCAGTAGGAATCGCAGAAATAGGCAAAGATGGTAAAGTTTATAATTATAAATTATTATATTTCGCAATAGTTCCAAAGGAGGATGCAGCTTGAACTATATAGTAACAGGTGGTGCTGGTTTTATAGGCAGTAATTTCGTAGATTTATTGTTAACTAAAATAAAAGATGATGATAAAATATACGTCATAGATAATTTATCAACAGGTTCTTTAGACTATCTTAGTAATGATAGTAGAATCACATTAATTAAATCTGATATATCTGATGCAGTAAGTATGAACGATATAATCGGACAATTAGAACCAGATGTCATATGGCATTTTGCTGCTTTACCAAGAATTCAACCATCATTTGAAGACCCTATTCTTCATGAAATGGTAAACGTTGTTGGCTCTATAAACATTATAAAAGCTGTTATAGATAATAAATTAAAAACAAAGATTGTGTATTCTGGCTCTTCAGCGGTTTATGGCAACAATTATCCATCAAAAGTTGGAGATGCAGTTGATCCATTGAGTCCTTATGGACTTCAAAAATATACAGCAGAAAGATATTTAATACAATTAGGACAAAGATATAATATTCCTGTAGTTGCTTTAAGATATTTTAATGTATACGGTAAAAGAAGTTATAATCCAAAAAATAAATTTAATGCTTATAGTAGTGTAATAGGAATATTTCTAGACGAAAGAGAAAGAGGACTACCAGCAGACATAACAGGAGATGGTCTACAAAAAAGAGATTTTATACATGTATCAGATGTTGCAATGGCTAATTGGTTAGCAGCTAAATCAGATATAATCTCTGGAGTTTTTAATATAGGAACTGGTGAAAACATTTCTATATTTGATTTGGCAAAAAAGATTACAGATAACATAATTTTCATACCAGAACGAAAAGGAGAAGCAAAAGAAACATTAGCAGCCGACATAGATTACACAAGTGAAATGTTAAACTGGATGCCCCGAGTATCACTAGAAGAGGGTATATTAAACTATTCCACTTTATGATTAAAGTTTAGCAGCAGTCAACGTCGTGATGCTGAGGCCACTTGTGGTATTAAAAAATGATTAATTAGGTAACAAATATGACAAACAATAATGAAAAGAAAAAATATATAATAAAATTTGAAAAATTGCCAAATTATCAAGAAATAAAAAGAGTTTGTGGTGATTGGATTTGGCCGTATAGAATTGTTTCATTAGAAGAGGTTAAAAAATGAGAATATTAGTAACTGGTGGCGCTGGTTTCATAGGCGCGAATTTTGTTCACTATTTAAACAAACTTTCTAAAGATATAGAAATCATAGTTATAGATGATTTATCTACTGGACGAGCAGAAAATTTATTTGGAACAACTTGTGCTTTTGTTCAATTTAAAGTATGTCAAGAAAATAAAGAAGAAGTTGAATCATGTGTTTCACAAGCAGATGTTGTTTTACATTTAGCTGCTACTGTTGGTATTGGATTAGTGATGCACAATCCATATGAATGTATTATGAATAACATTCAAGCAACAGAGACTATATTAGAAGCTTGTAAAAAATATAGAAAAAGATGCTTGATAGCTTCTACTTCTGAAGTTTATGGTAAGAATAATAATGAATTAAAAGAAGCTGGTGATGTAACATACGGAACTTCATATAAAAGCAGGTGGAGTTATGCTGCATCTAAATATATAGATGAATTTCTAACTTTAGACATGTATAATAAGTATAGAATTCCAGCTACTATTTTAAGATTTTTTAATATTACTGGACCTGGACAAGTAAGTGATTATGGTATGGTTGTTCCAAGATTTATTGATAAAGCTTTAAAAAACGAACCAATTCCAGTATTTTTTGATGGATCACAAAAAAGAACATTTACTCACATACATAATGTATGTGAGATTATATTTAGATTAATAGGTAATAGTAAATCTTATGGAAAGGTTATAAATATTGGTAGTGGTCAAGAAATGACTATTCTTGAATTAGCAAACAAAGTAAAAGAAATAACAAAAAGTGAATCAAAAATAATATTAAATTCTGAAAAATTATATTATAATGATGCATTTGAAGATATGCCAAGAAGACTTGTTAACATTGATACGTTAAAAGAAGTGCTTGGTGAAAATAATTTGCAATGGTTTACAATAGATGATATAATTAATGATATTTTGAAATGGAGAGGAGTAACTATTGGTTAGTGTTATACTAGGGTTTCGAAACAGATCAGATTATCGTTTCGAAAATGTTATATTATCTCTTTCAAAACAAACAAAAGATTTTGAATTAATTATAGTTGATTTTGGTTCTTCTAAAGAGAATTATGAAAAACAATTAGCTATAGTTTCAAAATATGGATTTGTGTCATCTTATCGATATTATCCTCAATTTAAAGATAAATATTTTTCGCTTGGATGGGCTAATAATTTAGGAGCTTATCAAGCTAAAGGAAATACTATATTCTTTGTTGGTTCTGATACAATGATAAGCAAAAATGCTGTAGAAGCAATAGACGAAAATTTCAAATTAGGTAATAAGTTTAGAATAATAGCTCCACCATTTGTATGGACAAAATATTCTATAGTTGATAATGTTATAGAAGATTATGATAAATGGTTAGAAAAAATACATGAAAATGAATTGTTAACATTAGCTAAAAGGATACCACATAACATAGGGCATAATTTTGAAAATCTTTATGTTTATGGTATTCATACGCATATATTTTTAACTTATGCAATTCAAACAAAGTTATTTAAGACTATTGGTGGATATGATTTAAGATTTTATGGACCATTAAGTGAAGAAGACGATATAAAAGAAAGAACTGGAAGACTTAATGTAAAACAAGAAACTGAATACAATACACTGATATATCATCAAGAGCATGAAAATGATGGTATGAATAAATTCAAAGGAACTTTAGTCGAATCTGATTTAGAAAAAGGTATCATGTCTAAGAAATATGAAGAATATAATTCATTAGAAATGATAAAAGAAAGATTTGACAACTCAAGACCTACAGTTTGCAATCAAAATAAAGAATTATGGAAATCATTCGAAGATGAAATTAGTAACTATATTCCTGCCAGTATATAAACGTACTAGATCTTTAGAGTTAAATCTTAAAAGATTAGTAGCAAGAACAGATTTAAGTCAAAATTATGTTCAAATTTTAATAGTAGATGGTGATAATAATAAAGATATAACAAATAGAAATAGAAAAGTATTAGAAAGTTTAGAATTAGATTATGATTATCAAAATACTATAGACGGAAAAGCTTCAACAGATTTTAATAGAGCAATTGATAGTATAAAGACTCCATTTGCTTTAAGATTAGAAGATGATCAATACTGTATAGCTAGAAATAAAAATTGGTTAAAAGATGCTATTAAATTATTATTAAAATTTGAAGAGATAACATTAATATCAGGAGAAGGTTTTGAATATTATGGTGGATTAAAATTATACGGTCATGATATATTCACAGAATACAATTCACAAAAGTATATTAAGACTATTTATTCAGACGATGTTAGAGCGCATTTATTAACAAAAGATAATCAGTTATTATGGCCACTTTGGCAAGTCCCTTTTTCTCATGGTCCAAATATTTATAGAACTAATATATGGAAAAGAATAGGTAAATATCCTAATCAAAAAAATCAAAATGAATGTGAGAATTGGTTACAAACTCAATTTGTTAATAATCAAGATTTTAATCAAAGAAAAAATGCTAAATTATATAATGAATACAAATTCAAAGCTCATTTAGACGAACCATTTGCTCTTCACGGTGTTCAACTGTTTCACGGACCAGAAATGATACATGGCAACGGTTGGCCAACTGGAATTTCACATGGTATGCATGGAAAAGGTGATATAGCAGATTATATTGATATAAATTCTGATTATTGTATGGGAAAAGATACTTGGCTTGGAATGAGTTATAATGGAAAAATTTTAGATTTTTCTCCTTATATAGATAAAACAGGAAAAATAATAACAGACGAGAGATTTGATAAATATGGAAACTTTAGCGACTCTAACTGACAAGCTTGTAATTGAAGTAATTAAGATTATCAGATTAAGAGATAAATTAGAAAATGATACTTCTTTAACTGATAAAGAAAAAATAGAATTATTTAATGTTATAGAGACTTCTAATAAACAAAGAAATGATTTTTGCAAAGAATTAGACGAAATTGTTGAGGATTGGTTAACTGGCAAAAAGATTCCTAAGACATATAAAAGGATAAAATTCTAATGAAATATAGTGAAATTGTTTGCAAGTTAGCAGAAGGTTGGTGGGAAGCTATGAAGACATATGACAGTTATAAAAATAACAACAATATTGATGATATTAATAAATGGTATCATTTTTTAGACATAAGAAAAGAATTACATAATGCAATTGAAGATTTAGTAGAAAATTCAAAATTATATAGAGAAAAAAATGACATTAGATGAAATAGCAGTAAAATACAAATCTCCTAGGTCTTCCTTAGGACATTCATATATGACTATATATGAATCATATTTTAAAGGTGCTAGAGATCTTCCTGTTAAATTATTAGAGATAGGAATAGATAAAGGTGATTCTATAAAAATTTGGGAAGAATATTTTCCAAATGCAAAAATAACAGCAATAGACATAAATCCAAGGTGTGCACAATATGCGACAGATAGAACAGAAGTAATAATTGCAGATCAAGGAGATGAAGAATTTTTAAAACATTTTTTTGAAAATCATCAAACTGGATTTGATATAATTATTGATGATGGTAGTCATGTTTCTAAAGATCAAGTAAAATCTATAGCATACTTTTTTCAAACGCTATGTCCTGGTGGTTTATATGCTGTCGAAGATATTCAAACATCATATGACGAAAGATATGGTGGAGGAATTATGAATCAAAATAGAATAGTAGAAATATTTAAGGCAATGATAGATAGATTAAACGTTTACGGAAAATCACAAATTAATGATTTCAAAAGATCTAGAAGCGTAGCAGCTGTCCTATTACCAGAATATAATGCATTAGACGAACACATAAATTCAATACATTTTTATTGTGGTTTAATAATTTTTACTAAATTTGCAGGTTAACACTATGGATTACAAATTATTATATAATAATAAAGAATCATTTTCAAAAAAGTTTCCTATACCTCATACAACTGGTAGAGTAGGACAACTATCTCCACCAGCTAATCCATGGGATTCTGGTGGGACATTTGGTGATGGCAATTCTTCGTTTATTAAAAAGCTTATTGTATTGCATGATATTAAATATGTCATAGAGCTAGGTGTTGGAGAAGGAGCATCTACAAGAGCAATGTTAGATGCATTAGATGTAACAAATGGACAATTGTACGGATGTGATATAACTAATTTTCCGCAATTACCACATGAACATCAAAGATTTCATTTTAGTCAAGAAGCCGGAGAAATTTTTATAAATAAATTTCTACCAGAAACTTGTGATCTAATGCATATAGATACATCTCCACATAATTATCAACAGATGCATTATTGGATGTTTGAATCAAATTGTCTTAGTAAGGTCAAAATTGGTGGATTTGTTGCTTTACATGATATGGGAAATTCATGGGATGACAAAGTATGGGGAGAAGATCACGGCGGTGATACTCCTGATCAATGGCAAAATCATCGAGGGCCTGTTAAAGAATTTGTTGATTTAAATGAAGGAAAATGGGATTGGGGATTTAATCCAGATAGTAATCGCTGGGGAATGATTTGGCTTAGGAGACTTGTTTAATGTTTTTAGCTCTTTTAACAGTGAGAAATGGTGGTAAATTTTTAGAATATTTTTTAAGAAAAACTAAATTATTTGTTGATGGATTTGTAGTTAATAATGATGCAAGTTCTGATAATACTTTAGAGGTTCTTAATAGACTAAAAGAAGAGTGTAACATAGTCGAAATCATAAACTCTGAAGTTCCTATACAACATAGTTTTAAGAATGACTTTGATAACAACGCAGATACGTCAAAATATAGTAATGATTATATAGTATACACTAAATTATTAGAAGCTGGTAGAAGACATGGTGGAACTATATTTTATAGACCAAGTTTAGATGAATTACCATCATCTATGTTTTATAGAAATGGAAAGAATGGATTAAAATCTATAACTGAGTCAATAAAAGAGGGATACGGAATAACTTTAAAATGGAATGATGTATTAGATAAAGATAATAATATTAGAAATGATTATTATGGGCAATCTATGCATCAACAGTATTTATTTAAAGACGGACCAGAAGTCTCATATAAAAATGTTTTAAACTTTACTGAAGATAAAAGAGAATACGGCATACTTTCTATTCCGATTCCAATAGCAAACTTAAAGACTGTAAGTGATAATACTTATTGCGTATTACATTTTCAATATATTTCGTTTTCTGATACTTTGATAAAGCACTATCATTATAAATTAATGGATGCTATGTTAGGTAAAGAAGGTAATAAAATGTTTAATGTTGATGTATTAAATACAACATTTGATTTGTTCACAAGACCATTATTAGACAGAATAATGATAAAGCTCCCAAATAAATGTTTCACTTTATATGAAGATTTAGATTACACTATATTTATAGGTTGGCAAGATTATAGAATAGATTTAATGAAAGATTTATTTAATACTTATGGATTTGAAAAAGCAAGTAAAATATATGCGTGGGTTCCAATGCACAATCCTATAGTTTGGGGCAGGAATAATTGGAAAGAATTCTATATTAGAGATTGGAATGATTTTGAAAAATATTTGCAAATAGTATCAGACATAAGAGAACAAGATTATAAGAGGAATAAATGAAACCAAAGAAAGAAATAACATTTAAGTTTTTTGATTATAAATGGAAAGTTGTACCAAATTGGGCAAAAGATACAGAACAAATGTATAGAGAATGGTATCTTGAAAGATATGGATATAATACGTTAACTAATTTAAAGAAATTTTTAAAAGATAAAAAATATGTTCTTGAAGCTGGTTGCGGTTTGGGTAGAGATTCTAAAATGTTTGCGCAACTTAATGATAAAATTCATATAGTCGCAATGGATCAAAGTAAAAATGCTTTAAAAGTTGCAAAAGAGCATTTAAAAGAGTTTAAAAATTGTGAAATTTTGCAAGGAGATGTCACTAATTTTAAATATCCCGAGAAATTTGATTTTATATCGTGTGATCAAGTAATACATCACACACCAGATCCAGGCAAAACTTTAGTACATTTTTTTGATCATCTAAATGATGACGGTGTAGTCACTTTTTCTGTATGTAAAAAGAAAAATTCGAATAGAGATCGTGTTGATGAATTAATTTTCGAAAAAGCTAGTAAAATGACTCCAAAACAATTATGGAAATTTGCTATAACAGTGACTGAATTTGGGAAAGCTTTATATGATTTAAATATAAAACTTGGAGAAGAAGTAGATCTTCAAAGATTTGTTCATAATAATTTATTCAGATGTTGGTACAATCCAGATATAGATTTTGATTTATGTGTATCGTCTAACTATGATTGGTTTTCTGGAAATCCTTTATTTGATATAGAAGATATTCATTGTATATTAGGTTATTTAGATAGAGCAAATTATCAATATGAAATATTAAGAATTTATGAAGATTATGCAACTATTAACGTGTCATTGAGAAAGGTAAAATAAATGAGTAGTTTTTTAGTTACAGGTTGTGCAGGATTTATTGCGTCACATTTAATTCCAAGATTATTGGCAGATGGACATAAAGTATTAGGAATTGACATTAGAGATTGTCCTCTTATTAAAAAACATGAAAATTTTAAATTCTTTAAAATGAATGTTTTTCACTTAAAAGATGCTAATTTAATAAATTTTAATATAGACTATGTATTTCATCTAGCATTTGTTACAAATATACCAAATTCTATAGAACATCCAGTTGAAACTACAGAGGATAACATTGATATGTCTGTGCATATGCTAGAGATATCTAAAAATGCTAAAATCAAAAAATTCTTATTTGCTTCAACAGCTTCTTTATATGGTGAAAATCCAACTCCTTGGAAAGAAGATATGAAACCGTTTCCAATAGAACCTTATAGTCTTCAAAAGTTGACTATAGAGCATTATTGTAAATTATATTCAAAACTTTATGGACTAAAAACTACAGTATTTAGATTCTATCAAGTTTATGGAGAAAATCAAAGAAATGATACAGCCTTATTTAAGTTTTTTGAAGCAGTTAAAAATGATCAACCAATAACTTTAACAAAAACAACTGCACAATCTTCATTTGATACTGGTCAAAGAGATTTTATATATGCAGGAGATTTAGCAGAAGCTTGCGAAGAGGCTGCTCTATCTAATAGAACTGGTCATGGAGAAATTTTAAATATAGCTACTGGTAAAGTTAATACAATGAAAGAAATAGCAGAAGCTTTAGGGGCAGAAGTTAAATTTATTCCTAAAAGAAATTTTGAAGTAGAAAGACATGAAGCAGATATGACAAATACGTTTGATGTTTTGAATTGGAGACCAAAAACTGAAGTCATAGAATGGCTTAAAGAATATAGAAAGGTATTAAAGAATGAAAATTGATTTAGACAAAGAATCTCTTGTCGATTTAGTTTTGGGCAGCTCTCCATATTATTCAGTTCTTGAAAACTCATTAGTGAAAAAATGTGGACATTGGATCGGTGGTTTTGTAGACGAATGGCGATGGGAAGCAAATGAAGTTAAAAAATTGACAGAAAAAGAGTTGTTAGAGTTACACTTTATATGTAAAAATTCATGGAGTAAAAAATGAAAACTAAACGTTGTAGAATGTGTAAATCAAGTAATGTTATTCCGTTTTTAAACATGGGAGAACAACCATTAGTTAATAGTCTTTTAACAAAAGAAGAACTTAAATCACCAGAAGAATCATATAAATTAGTGGTTTCTTATTGTAATGATTGTGGATTAGTACAAATAGTCAATCCTATTGTAGCTACAAAAATATATCAAGACGTAGATTATCTATATTTTTCTAGTGATATGCCTGGATTAAGGGATTATTTTTCACAATATATTAAAGAATCTGTTCAAAAATATCTTATTAGCGACAATTTAGTCGTTGAAATAGGTTCTAATGATGGTATACTTTTAAACATATTACAACATGATTACAAAATTCATAATCCTGGATATAGAGTATTAGGAGTAGATCCTGCAACAAACGTAGTCCTCAGAGCTTTAAAAAGAGGAATTCCTACAATTCCAGCTTTCTTTACAGAAAATGTAGCTAAGAAAATTGAAAAAGAATGGGGTAAAGCTAAAGTTATTATAGGAAATAATTGTATAGCTCATTTAAATGATTTAGATGATTTAATGAAAGGTGTAGATAAACTATTAGCAAAAGATGGAGTGTTTATTGTAGAAGCTAATTATTGGGGCGGAATGGTTGATAATACTAATTATTCATTAATATATCATGATCATTTTTCATATTTTACATTTAGTGTATGGAATAGATTTTTAGGTAAATTTGGATTTAAATTAATTGATGCTATTGTAACACCAGCTCAAGGTGGTTCAATGAGAATGACAATAGCAAGAGAAGATTATGAAGCAAATATAACTGGATTACATAGAGTTGATGCATGGCTAACAAGAGAAGTAGATACAGATTTATGTTCATTAAAAACTTGTAAGAAATTTGCTAAAAGTGTTAAACAATCTGCTAAGAAATTGAATAAGCTTGTTAAACAAATTGTAGATGATGGCGGAACTATAGCTGGATATGGAGCTGCAGCTAAAGGATTTACTATTCTTAACATGTCAGAGTTAGGACAAGATGATTTAATTTGTTGTATTGATGACTCGCCAGCTAAACAAGATATGTATGTTCCGTTAAATCATATACCAATTTTATCAAGAGAAAAAGCAGAGAAATTAGATTTTGATTATATTATAATTCTTCCTTGGAACTATAGAGACACTATAATGAATAAAGAAGTAGATTTCAAAAATAGAGGTGGTAAGTTTATCATACCAGTAGGAGAAGTAGGAATAGTATAATGTGCGGATTTTACGGATGTATAGGTAAAAATAAGAAGTCAGCTCATTCATTAGAACATAGAGGACCAAATGAGTATGGAAGTCATATTGATGACAAGTTGTCTTTATATCAATGGCGACTTTCTATATTAGATCTTAACAAACAAGAATTACCTTGGTGTAATCATAATTGGTGGTTATTGTATAATGGTGAGATTTACAATTACATTGAGTTAAAAGAAGAGCTTATAAAATTAGGACATATTTTTAAAACTACTTGTGATGCCGAAGTCGTATTAGAAGCATTTGAAGAATGGGGAGAAGAATGTGTAAATAGATTTATTGGTATGTTTGCTATTGTTTTAATTAATAGGCATGATAATAATAAAGTTTACGCATTTAGAGATATAGCTGGAAAGAAACCATTATTTTATAGAATGACAAATAATTATATAGAATTTGCTTCTGAGATAAAAACTTTTGATAATTTGAAATATAAAGAAACAGAATTTGTTAAATATTGGGAATTCTGTGTAGATGATGAAACATGTTTTGAAAATGTTTATCAAATAGAACCAGCATATTGTTACACATTTTTTACAAAAAGTTTAAAACATAAACTTCATAAAAGATATAAATATTTTGATATAGATGATATAGATGTAAACTATAAAATAACTTTTAATGAAGCTGTAGAAGAATTAGATAGATTACTTAAAAATTCTATAGAATTAAGAAAAAGATCAGATGTTCAAATAGGACAATTTTTATCTGGTGGTTGGGACTCAAGCTTAATATATTTGATGCTACAACCAGACACTGTTGCTTATTATGACTTAAAAGATAAATCTCGTGATATAGTAGATGAAATGACAAGATTAAAATCTGCTTTCATATCTATGTCATATGATAGCAAAGAAGGACTTCAAAGAAGATTACCAGAAATATGTTATCATTTAGAAATGCCAGTTGGTCATCTATCTGTCCCTATTTGGTGGGCATTAGCAGAAGCAATGAAAAAGTTTAAAGTTCCAGTAGTATATTCTGGTGAAGGCGCAGATGAATTATTTAACGGTTACACAAGAAATGAAATAGTTTTATTTGAAAATGATATGTGGTATAATGATTTCAAATTTAAAGGATATGAACCAGTTAGAGATAAGTATCTGGGAAATATTATAGAAAGATTGGCTAGATTGTACACAAGACATAATGACAGTAAAGATTTAGATTGGATGATTAATACAATAGGGGCTGTGTGGAATCATAATAGACCTTTGCATTGGAATATTAAAAAATTAGAGTTCTCTATAGGATTACAACCATTGCTTCAGATATCAGATAGAATGACGATGGCTCATTCAATAGAGTTAAGGTGTCCATATCTTGATAAAAATATCATAAAGTTTGCTTTTTCATTACCATCTATTTGTACTTGGAATAGTAAAAAAGGAAAAATCATACTAAAAAAACTGTTTACAAATAAGGCAGAAAGTATTAAATTTAATATGAATCAATTTCTTGAATACAATAGCAAGAAAACAGGAATGGCTATACCATATGAGTGGTATAGCAATAATGTAGTTGATAGAAGTAGCTGGAATAAGTTGTTAATACAAAATATTAAGGAACAATTAACATGATTTTAGTCGAAAAACCTTGGGGTTATGAAAAATGGATAGCCCATAATGATCAATATGTTATGAAAGAGATATTCATAAAAAAAGGATTTAAAACAAGTTTGCAATATCATAATTATAAAAAAGAAACAAATTATCTTTTTAGTGGAAAAATTAAAGTAACAATCGGAACTACAACAACAGAAGCAAATCAAGGAACTATTATTGATTTAGAACCCGGAAAAGTGCATAGAATTGAAGCTTTAGAAGATTCTTTGTTATTTGAAGCGTCTACACCACATTTAAATGATGTTATAAGAACAGAAGACAGTTACGGAAGAACAGTGTTACCAGACGTTCCAATTGAAAAATTAAAAAAGTTAAATGAAGGATATGAAAAATGAAAGTAGAAGAATTTAATACTTTAAATAAAGAGGTAATAGTAGAATGCCTTAAATTACTTGATTTTAAAGGGCACGACTATACAGGAGCTGCAGATGATGATGCTTTAGCTAATTTTAAATTAGTTGCTCATACAACTGGGTTGACACCATTACAAGTTTGGTCTGTTTATTTCCATAAACACGTAGATGCTATTATGACATTTGTTAAAAAAGGTGAATTAAAATCTGAAAAAATTGATACAAGAATTCAAGATGCAATTAATTATTTGTTACTTTTAAATGGATTAATAAAAGAGAATGAAAAAAAATTATAAAGTTGTAATATTAACTGCCGGACGCGGTGAAAGGCTCCAACCAGAAACTAATTATTATAATAAAGCTCTTATAACTATTGGAAATAAAACTGCTTTATCTAAGATTATAGAATTGTTTGATGACGATGTTGAAATAGTATTAGCAAATAATTACAAAGCTGATACTATTAAAGATTTTGTTGAAATCGCATATCCAGATAGAAATTTTACTTATGTAGAAGTAGACAATATAGGACAAGGATACGGTCCTGGTTATGCTTTGCTTAAATGTGAAGAATATTTGCAATGTCCATTTTATTTTTTTACATGTGATACATTAATAGATAAAGAAGATTTGTTAGATTTAGAAAATAATTGGGTTGGAATTCGTGAGGCTGAAGGTAGTCACACTTTTTATTCAAAAGTGATAGCAGAAGGTGAAGATTTTGGAAAAGGTGATGCTAAAAGATTAATACATGGAATAATGAAAGCAAAAAGTTATAGTTGGTCTTCTGATGTTAACAAAGACACTTATGCTTTTATAGGATGTGCTGGTATAAGAGATTATAAACAATACTTTAAAAATCTTAAAGAGTCAAAGTTAATAAGAAATGAAATTCAAATACTTTCTGGATTTGTAGGATTAACAACTGACGCTAAATTATGTTATTCATGGCAAGATGTCGGAACGAGAGAAAGTTTAGAAAAAGCAAGAAAAAGTGTAAATGATGTAAATCCATTTAGAAAAATGGATGAATTTACTGTAGAAGCCGATAACAAAATAATTAAATTTAATGCAAATAAAAAATGGATATCAGACAGATTAATAAGATCTAAAATACTTAATAAATTAGTTCCAGAATCAAAAGTAAGGGGAAGTTTTCTTTATTATGATAAAGTAGATGGTGAATTGCTTTCTAATTTATTAAATGAAAAATTAGATACTGTATTGTTTATAAAATTTTTAAATTGGTGTTCAGAAAATTTATGGATAGATATAATAATAGATGAAGATTTGATGAAAGAGACAGCAGCAGAATTTTATTATTTTAAGACTTTAGAAAGAATGAAACAATTATATTCAACAACAGATATAAAAGATGGGCAAGATGTAATCAATGGTGTTAAAACAAGACATTTAGAACAACTTTTAGACTTAGTTAAACCGCATTTGATATATATGCTACCAAAAACATTTCATGGAGATTTACATATTGGAAATGTTATAATTGATAAAGATAAGAAATTTCATTTGATAGATTGGCGTCAAAATATGAATGGTAGAATTGATATTGGTGATATGTATTATGATTTAGCAAAAATGTTACATGCATTTATTTTACCGCATAAATCATTATCAAAAGGTAAGTTTGTAGTAGATAAAACTATAAATGGTCATATATGGTATGGTTATGACGAGAATGATATACTTAAAGAATATGCAAAGCAATTAGAATGGTTTGCTATTAGAGAAGGATTAGATTGGAGTAGAGTAGAGCTTTTAACTGCTATAGTTTACATTAATATGTCTCCATTGCATCCAAGTCCATATAGAGAATTATTATATTATTTAGGTAAAAGAAAACTACATAAATGGGTAGAGAAACACTATGAATCTAATAATTGATGTAGATGGTGTTATAACAGATGGCAAAATGATATATTCTAAAGACGGAAAAGAATATAAATCATTCGGTCCAGATGATACAGATTCTTTAGAATGGCTTAAAGAACAATGGCCAGATCTTAATATAGTCTTTGTTAGTGCTGATAAAAGAGGTTTTGAAATAAGTAAAGCAAGAGTTGAAGATATGGGTTATAGAATAGAATATATGCCATCAAAACATAGATGGCAATATATGCAACAATATGGATATAAATTAGAAGAAACTATATATATTGGTGATGGTTGGCATGATGGAGAAACTTTTGAGTATGTTAAATTTTCTGTATGTCCGTACGACGGTTGGTTATATACTAGAAATAAAGCTAATGTAGTAACTCATAATTCTGGCGGTAATAGATGTCTAGCTGAAGCTTGTATAGAAATAAATTTATTTCTTAGGAAAGAAAATGGTAATTAATAAAGATACAAAAATATGTGTATCAGTAGCTTCTAAACCTGGTAATTTTGGCGCATTAGTTCATAATTATTGTTACGAACAATTTGGATTAAATTATGTTTATTTACCATTAGCTACTAAAAATTTTAAATCTACTATGAAATGGGTTAATGCAACTCCAAATGTTATTGGTTGTAGTGTGTCAATGCCATACAAAAAAGAAGCAATTAGATATGTAAAAAATAAAAAAGAATATGATAACATAAATACAATATATAAAATTAAAGATGAATTGTGGGGTTATAGTACTGATTTATTTGCTATAAAAAAAGTTTTGAGTAGTCTTCATCCAAATTTGTTTGAATCTATTTGCATATTTGGTAATGGAGCAATGGCAAAAAACTTTAAAATTGCATTAGAAAAAAAATATGATAAATTAGATATATTAAACCATAAACAGGTTGAAGAATTTATATTCGAAAAGCCATATACTATGATTATAAATGCAACTCCAATTGGTATGAACGAGTATGATTATACTAGTTTTGGAGTATATGATTTAATAAAAAATGCAAAAATAGTTATAGATTGTCCAGTTGGATTAAATTTTGATCCAACATTTACAAAAATGGCAAAAGAATATAAGAAAGAGATTATAACAGGTATAGATATAACACTGCTTCAGGCAGCAAAACAATTTGAAAGATACACACAAACAAATTTTTATCAAGTTTATAATGGAATGAGAGAGTGTTTAAATGATTACAGAAATAAAACAAAGATTAGCTGATAATAAGTCAGTGTTATTTGTTGGACCAATAAGTAAAAACTTAGTAGATGCTGCTATTAAATTTGCTTATGATTTTAAAACATTTTTACCATTAATAGCAAGTAGAAGACAGATAGATTATAATGGTGGATATGTTAATAATTGGACAACTGAAGAATACGTTAAATATGTTAAAGATAGAGATAAAGAGAATAGAATAGTGTTATGTAGAGATCATGGTGGACCAAATCAAGGTTCTATAAAATTTGACGATTATGAAGAATCTATAATTGATGCAAAAGCTTCATTTAAAACAGATATAGAATGTAGATTTGATATCATTCATATAGATACAGTTAAGGTTAAATTAGATTTTTTTCCCGAAGATAATGTTCTTTTAGACAACTCAGAAATGATGGAGTGCTTATTTGATTTGTATGATTATTGCTTTGAGCAAATAGCAATACTTCGAAGAGATTTTAGAGGAATAGAATTTGAAATAGGTATGGAATCGTCTGACGGTACGCAAATGTCGTTGACTGAATTTTCTTCATTTTTGAATAAATCTATGAAGTATATTACAGAAAATGGATTAAAACTTCCATTATTTTGCGTAGCTCAAACTGGCACGCATGTAAAAGAAACTAGAAATATGGGTGAGCTTATTCCCGGACATTCATATCTGCTATCTGAAATAAAAAATCATTTTGATTATGTACATCTAAAAGAACATAATGCAGATTATTTATCTACAGAAAATTTGCAATTACATAAAACAGTTGGAGTCAATGCTTTAAACATAGCTCCAGAGTTCGGGTATTCAGAGACAATTTTCTTAGTTAATAAATTCTTTGAAACAAAATCAATAGATTTATATAGAAGATTCTTAAAATTAGCTTATGAGTCGAAAAAATGGGAAAGATGGATTGTTAACGATAAATTACCAGATGAATCAAAAGCTTTAATAGCTGGTCATTATGTTTTTGCTAAACCAGAATGTTTAGAGATAAAAGAAGAATTATCTAATAAATTAGGTTATAACGTAAACGAAGAAATAGTACAATATTTATCAAACAAATTACTAAAATATTACATAAATTTAGAGATCCTATGAAAATAATGAATTTTTATGAATTTTGTGATCAACCATCTGGAACAGTTTATTCATATTATGAACCAGAGGTATTTGATGAAATTCATATTAAATTAAAAACTATTAAAGATGTTGACGAAGTTGCAATTGATTTTTTTTATCAAGATTTAAGTCCTTGTTTTGAATTAGATAATGAAGGAAATGAAAAAAGAGTTTTTGAAGATTGTAGTGGAAGATGGGGTATGTTTGATTTTGAACAACAATTCGCAGTTTGGGAAGATTCAGAAGTTGATTTATTGATAAGCTTATTAGAAAATAGGAAAGAGTTAAATTGAAAAATGGTAGTTACATAAGGACAGAAGAATTCAGAAAAAAAGCTTCTGAGGCTCGTAAAGGAAGAAAATTATCTGAAGAACACAAAAGAAAAATTAGTATTAAACTTAAGGGGAAAAGTAAAGGAGTCGGAAGAAAATTTTCTAAAGAAGCTAGATTAAATATGTCTAAAGCTAGAATTGGTAATACGAATAGCAAAGGACGTAAATTATCTGATGAGCATAAAGAAAAGTTAAGAATTGCAGGGAAAAAATTCGAAGCAAATCTGACAGAAGAACAAAAAATTATTAGAAGTGAATTAACATCTGGAATTAATAATTCTTTTTATAATAAAAAACATAATGAAAAAACTAAAGAAAAATTAAAAATTGAATCACTTAAAAGATTTATAAAATCTGGACAGTGCTTGTCTATAGGTAAGCACGAAACGCAATTACTTGACGAACAAGAATTAAAAGATAATTGTAAAATTTTACGCCAATATCAAATTGACAAATATATAGTAGATGGTTATTGTCAAGAAACTAATATCGTTTATGAAGTGTATGAAAAGAAACATTCTCAGAAAAAACGCAAAGAATATGATTTAAAAAGACAAAAAGAAATTGAAGAAAAATTGAAATGTGAGGTTAAAATTATATGGGATTTGTAACTTATTTCGGGTCCGGAGGACTTGGTGATCTTTATATTTGTTTTTGCAAAGCTCTAGCATATAATAAGTTAGATTATAGATTTAATTATGAACATTGTTTAGGATTAGCAGATTATGATGATAGTTTTCATAAAGAATTTTTAGATATGCAAGGAATAGATTATAAAATAATAAAGAAAACAGAACCAGAAAGTTATTTCAAAGAACATAGAGGTGATTTAACAGCATTATCTACATCTTGGGACGGTAAAAGATCTGGAATTATAGAAGATAAAGGATGGCCAGATCCTTTTATAGGCAATAGAATAAAAATAAAATCACAAGAAGTAATATTAATAAAGCCATATATATTAATTCAATCATCTGCGGGATTAGGGATAAATAAAAGACCAGATAGAGCATGGTCATCAGTTGCATATATAAATGATTTATCAAAATTAATAAGACAAAAGTTTAATGCAAATGTTTATGTTATAGGTAACGATGACATAAAAACAGAAGCACCAAATCTTAAAGATTTGAACTTAGGAACAAAAATGAATATAGTTAAACACGCTGATTTATTTTTAGGATTTGCGGGTTTTCTAAATTTTGTAGCATCTACAAATAATGTTCCTGTTATAATGAAGAAACATGAACATCAAGCTTATTACATGCACCCAGCTTGGAAAATAAAAACATTCGAACAAGAAAGTTATCAAGTTATAATAGACTTAATAGAAAAAGGATTAAAATGAAAAGAACAGATTTACTATTATCAAAAGACAATCAAGAAGATATTTTGTTCCATTTAGCAAGATATAGGTTTGTTTCAAAATTTTTGAAACCAACAGATGACATACTAGAAATAGGTTGCGGAACAGGATATGGTTCAAGATATTTATCGAATTATTGTCATTATATCACAGCTCAAGACTCTGATGAAGAAGTTATAAAATATGCTAACGAAAATTATAAGAAATCAAACATTAATTATGTTACAGATTACAATCCAGAAGAAAAACAGTATGAAGCAATAGTATGTTTAGAAGTTATAGAACATATGCCAAGAAAAACTGCGTTAACATTAATGCAGAAGATGTCATTAATGACAAAAGACAATGGTATTGTATTTATATCTACTCCAAGAAAAATGGATAAAGTATCTGAAAATAGAAAAAAATATCATGTTCATGAATATACAATAGGTGAATTAAAAGAAGATTTAGATGATGCTTTTGAAAGATCATTTATATTTTCGCAATTAGATACAGAAATAGGAGCATTTAATTACATTTGTGCTTATAATTATATAGCAATCTGCACGGTATAATATGGCAAAAATACTGACATTAGAAGAACTTAGCGCATATAGATTAGAAAAGAAAGATTATAAAATTGGGTTGTGTCATGGTGCTTTTGACTTAGTTCATATTGATCATATAGAGCATTTTAGACAAGCAAAATCAAAATGTGATTTTTTAGTTGTATCAATAACTCCAGATAAGTTTATAAATAAGGGACCAGGAAGACCAATTTTTAATGAAAAAATAAGAGCTGAATACTTATCACATATAGATTATATAGATGTAGTTTCTATAAATAACGATAGATCTGTTTGTGATGTTATAGACGCATTAAAACCAAATTTTTATTTTAAAGGTGCAGAATATAGAGATAAAGTAGATGTAACTAATAAAATTGGATTTGAAAAAGAATGTGTCGAAAAATATGGTGGAGAATTAGCATTTACAGAAACAAAAAATATTTCATCTACAAATATTATAAATAGTGAATTTAATATTTTTACTAAAGAACAAAAACAATATATAGATGATATTAAATCTAAATACACTATTGATGATATAGAATTTTGGTTAAAAAAGCTAAAATCTCTTAAAGTAATGGTTATAGGAGATCCGATATTAGATATATATACATATGTTTATGCTAAAAATATGGCTATGAAATCTCCTAATTTATCTGTTGAGGCTATTGATCAAAAAGAAATGGAAGGCGGAGCTGTCGCAATAGCTAATCATGTGAAAGATTTTGTCAATCTTGTTTATTTAGCATGTTCAAAAGATATCTGGGCTTATAAAGAAAGATTTATTACAAAAAATTATAAAAATACTAAATTATTTGAGGTTTGTTCGTATCCAAAAGAAGAAATATTAAAAGAAGAGAATAAACAAGCGTTAGATTATATTAATAATAATCTTGATGAAGTAGATTTAGTTTTAGTTTGTGATTTTGGACATGGCTTTGTAACAAAAGAAATGACAGATTTATGCTTAAGACATAAAGAAAAATTTGTTGCAGTTAATGTTCAAACAAATTCAGCAAATTTTGGATTTAATCCAGTAACTAAATATAAATTTTTTAATTTTGCTTGTTTAGATGAAAGAGAATTAAGATTACCATTTTCTGATGCAAAATCTAATGTAGATGATTTAACTAAAAAGTTAAAATTTTTAACAGCTTGTAATAAATTTTTAGTTACACTTGGTGAAAGTGGCTTAAATTATTATAATTTCGAATTAGATACTATAAATAATTCGAAAAGTTTAGCTAAGAATGTGATTGATACAGTCGGAGCTGGTGACGCTGTATTTTCTATAGCATCTTTATTAGTTTATGTAGGCTGTCCAGACGATTTATTGGCTTTTATTTCGAACTGTGCAGGTGGATTAGACACAAAATATGTAGGAAATGAGAATTACATAACTTATTCTAATATTTATACATATATCAAAGGAATTATATCTTGAAAACATATGCTGACTTAAAAATGGATTTTGTTACTTCTATTTTTAATGTATCTGAAGACGATTTAAATAAATTAGAAAACTTAATTTTAGAAACACATAAAGCTGGAAATTGGATTGTGTTTATTGGTAATGGTGGGTCTAATGCTATATGTTCACATATGGCTATAGATTACACAAAAAATGGAAATATTAGAGCAGCGTCATTTTTTGACGCACCAATGCTTACATGTTTAGCAAATGATTATGGATTTGATAATATGTTTTCAAAAACTGTTGAATTATTTTGCAATCCAGGAGACTTGTTGATAGCCATCTCAAGTAGTGGTAAATCAAAAGATATATTAAATGCAGCAAATACAGCAAATAAAAAGGGGGTGAATGTAGTAACTCTTAGTGGATTTCATGAAGGAAATCTTCTTAGGAGACTTGGAAAATTAAACATATATGTAAAATCAAATTCTTATAGAGTAGTAGAATTAACGCACGAGTATCTGCTTCACACTATACTCGATCATATAATTGAACAAAATAATAATAAACAATAAAATAATTATTTACTTATTAATAAAGATTTATTATATTTAAACATAATTTAATAACTATAGAAATAAAAACTAACAAGGAAGAAATATCATGTCTACACAGTCAACAACATTTACGCCCGTCGATTTAGATTCAATCAAAAAGAAACTTCAACAACTTAATTCTTCAAATAAACGTCAAAGCATGACTTGGAAAGCACCAGTTGGTGAATCTACAGTTAGAATTGTTCCTTATAAACATGCAAAAGATCCTTTTAATGAATTATTGTTTCATTATGATGTTGGTAATAGAACAGCATTATGCGCAGCTAATTTTGCAAAAGAATGTCCTATATGTAATTTTGCTCAAAAACTTAGAGCAAAGAAAACTGAAGAAGATTTTAATTCATTTAAGAAAATTGCAGCTAAAACAAGAGTATATATCCCTATTCTAGTTAGAGGTAAAGAAGATGAAGGTGTTAAATTTTGGGGAGTTGGAAAAGAAGTTTATGAAACATTGTTAAATTTCTTTACAAATCCAGAGTACGGAGATATAACTCATCCAATAGATGGAACTGATATAGTTGTTAAATTTACTGGAAAAAGTGATAAACTTTTGTATGGAAAAACTGAAGTATTTCCAAAGAGGAATAGCAGTCCATTACATCAAGATAAAGCTATGATTGTTAAGATTTTGAAAGAAGTTCCAAATATATTTGAAGTATATCCAGAACAATCATATACTGAATTAGAGCAAGTTCTTAATAATTATTTAAATCCTCCTACTGAAGAGCAAAAAGAAGCTGGTGATGTTGGTGTTGTAATAGCTCCAAGTAAAGAAACTATTTCTGATAAAACTGAAGTAGTTACAGATTTAGATAAAGAATTCGACGATATATTTAAGAAGAGCTAAATACTATGGCAAGAAAAAAAATAATGGCTGATGCCAATGATTTACTGGCATCACTAGACAATAATGCTATCTCTTCAGCTTTAATAGAAGATTTAAATAAAAAATATGGACAGATAGCTTATGCATTAGGAGAAGAAGCAACTCCTACAGATCTAGATGAATTAGTTTCTACTGGATGCACAGTTTTAGATTCCATTATTTCAAATGATTTATATAAAAAGTTAGGATTAGACAATGGCGGCCTTCCTGTTGGCCGCCTTGTTGAAATATATGGAGATAATCAAACTGGTAAAAGTTTGTTAGCAAATCATGTTTTAATTAACACTCAAAAGTTAGGTGGAGTTCCTATATTATTTGACGAAGAAAACGGAACATCTATAGAATTTTTGAGAAGAATGGGTATGAAGATAGGACAAGAAGCTAGAAATGCTGGATTAAACAACTTAGTCTATCTTCAAGTTGGTTCTGTTGAGGGAGTGTTTGAAGGAATAGAATCTATAATCAATAAAGTTAGAGAATTAAATTCAGACAAGCTTATAACTATTGTTTGGGACTCTATTGCATCAACTCCGACTAAAGAAGAAATAGAAAAAGGATATGATGAACACACGATGGCAGTTAAAGCAAGAATGTTATCTCTTGGTTTAAGAAAACTTATGCCATTAATTGGAAAGAAAAGAGTTCTTTTATTATTCACTAATCAAATTAGATCAAAATTTGGAGTAATGTTCGGTGATCCAACTACAACTCCTGGTGGATATGCTCCTAAATTTCATGCATCTGTTAGAATTCAATTACTTAAAAGTGGAGTGATAAAAGATAATAAAGATAATACTATTGGTGCTGGAGTAAAGGCAAAGATAGCAAAAAATAGAGTTTCTTCTCCTGGTAGAGATTGTCATTTTTCTGTTTATTTTAATAAAGGAGTCGATGATTTAGAAAGTAATTTCAACACGTTAGTTGATTTAGAAGTAATTAGAAAACCAACTACTCAATCTTATGAATTAGAGTTCAATGGTCAAACTCTTAAATTTAGGACTACTCAATGGAGAGAGAATGTTATAAATACTCCAGGATTAGAAGAATTTTTAAGAAAACAAGTTATGGAAAAAAATATACTTAATTTTGATGAAGCAAAAGTAGATGTAGATGAATCAGGAAATGCTAAACTAAAGGAAGACAATGAGGTAGAAATATGAAATATAAAGCAAACTATAATGAATTAGTAGAACTTTTATCTGAAGAAAAGAAGAACAATGAAAGTCCTGCAGAAACACTTAAAAGATTGTTAGTAGAATTAGAATCATTTAGATTAACGCCATCATAAGGAATAATATGTCAAAGATAGCATTTGTAGATATAGAGACTACAGGTCTTAATTTTTTACGAGACGAAGTAATTGAAATAGGAATAGCAATAGCAGATAGTTTAACAGAAAAAATTACAGAAGAACATAATTTTTTCATGGAAGCTACAAGAGGAATCAATCCAGAAGCTGCTAGAGTTAATGGATATCATGTCGGTAAATGGGGTAGCAAAGCTGGAAATCCTTATAAGATAGCTTTAGAAGTAAATAGAATATTAAAAAATGCTGATAATATATATGCTCATAATGCAGCTTTTGATAGATCATTTTTGTCAGCATTTTTATCTACTCATGGAGTCGGAGTTAGAGATCAACCTAAATATTTTTTAGATACAGTTACTTTAGCAAACTTGTTTAGAGATGCTAAATATTTTGATAGAGTTAGTTTAGACGAATGTTTAGATAAATTAAATATGTCTAATCTTAGAAGTCAAAAGCATGGAGCATTAGAAGATGCAAGACTTTTGAAAGAAGTATATTTTAAACTTATAAAGAAAATTCAAATAAAATGGAATAATTAAATGAAAAAATGTTTCGTATGTAACAAAAGGATGTTTAGAAACCATGAATATTTGCAATATTATTTTGAACATAGCATTGAACACTATGAAGTGCATGAGCGATGTAGAGAAAAATTTTATGAAATTGTTCATATTGGATCAAAAAGCACACTAGAACAATGTGATAAATTAATGATAGACATCGGTGGACCAAAACTTTCTGATTTAATAGGATTATTTTCTACAACTGCTATAACTACAGATATGTGGAAAGTAGCTATAGTAAAATTAAAAGCGCAATATGGATTAAAAGAGGAAGAAGAGTGGAAACTCAAATTATAAAGTTTTGTGAATATTGCAGCGAAAAATTATCAGAAGCTCAAATAAAGAGAGGAACAAGATTTCACTCAAGAAGTTGCGTAATATCTTATGTTAATAAGAAAACGAAAACTGGAATAACTCTAACAGACGAGCACAAAAGAAAAGATAGTGAATCTGTTAAAAAAGCTTTATTTTTGATAAAGGATAAGATTAGTGGAAAAAATAATGCTATGTATGGTAAAAAACATAGTGAAGAAACTAAGCAAAAGATGAGAGAGAAGAGAAAATTACAAGTTTATTCTGAAGAATCTAAAAAGAAAATGAGTGAATCTGCAATAAAAAGAATGCGTAATGGAAAAATAAATTTTAAAATATCTTCAAAGTTAGAAGACAATTTATTAAATAAATTAGAAAACATTTTTAATGTTAAGATAGAAAGACAATTTTGTTTAAATGATAAATATTATGATGGAAAGTATAATAACACACTTATAGAATGTGATGGAGAGTATTGGCATTCTCGAGCTGGAGTTAAAATTGTAGATGAATTAAAAGAACAAATAGCAGCAAAAAATAATTTTACACTTTATAGAATATTATTAGATAGTAGAGATATAGACGAAATAATAAATAAAAATAAAGCTTTGCTAAACAAGATATTTAAAAAGGAAATAAATGAATAACGCAGTCGAGCATAAGGAGAGTACCGTCGCAATAAAACCTGTTCGTAGGATTTTATTGATCGACGGTCTATAAATCAGTTTATTCGTAATTTTATTGTTGTTGGAGTCGTAAATGACAATGGAGAATTTTTTGGTGGAGTATTTGGCGTATTACAAACGATAAAACATTTAGTTGAAATATTTAATCCAAATGTAGTTATTTGGTGCTGGGAAGGAAAAAATTCAGGAAAACGGAGAAGAGAAGTATTCGCAGAATATAAAGAGGGAAGAAAAACACGAGGTTCTTTATCTAAAGTATTTGAATTTTCTACTCCAGAAGAAGAAAAACAAAATTTTGTTACTCAATTATTGAAAACGAAAGAATACTTTACGATATTACCAGTTTATCAATTAGAAATTGAAAATTTAGAAGCAGATGATGTTATAGCATATGTTTCGAACAATTTATTTAAAGATGATGAAAAAATTATTGTTAGTTCAGATAAAGATTATTATCAATTAATAGATGAAAAAACAAGAGTTTACAGACCAGTAAAAAAAGAGATCATAACAAAAGAAGAAGTATTAAAAAGAACTTTTGTTTATCCAAAAAATCATGCATTACTTAAATCTGCAATTGGTGATGCAAGTGATGGAATCCCAAAATTAAAAAAAGGACTCGGAGAAAAAACTTTAGTGAAAATGTTTCCTTTTCTAAATGAAGATAATATTTATACATTAGAAGATTTAACAAACTACGCTGAGCAACACAAAGATGAAGAAAAATATCAAGTTTTCCTCACCGAAGAATCGAAAAAGACTCTTGAAAGAAATTTCGATTTAGTTCAATTAAGAAATCATAATATAAATTCACAATCAGTTGATAAAATTAAATCACTTTTAATAAATCAAAAACCTATGCTATCTACTTCACAATTAATGATTTTATTCCTAAAAGATAGCTTACATTCACAAATAAAACGGATGGACGATTGGCACAGATTGTTCTTGCGTTTAAATTGGCAATTTAATCAAATCAAAAACGAAACTGACCTAGCATAAATATGCCTCAAAAAAGAGATAATTTTAGTATTTTTGGAACAAATTTTCAAACAAAAGTTTTACAAGCTATTATTATAGATCAACAGTTTTTCGAAAAAACTTATGGTATAATGTTATCAGAATATTTTGATCAAGAATCTCACTCAAATTTGTATAAAGTAATTCTTGATTATTATGAAAAATATAAAATTGTACCATCTGAAGATATATTAGAGGTAAGTGTTAATTTAATACAAGATCATTTATTAAGAGAATCATCTTCTTTAATACTTTCTGAAATAAAAAAGAATCCAATAAGTGATTTAACATATATAAAAGATAAAGCTTTAGAATTTTGTAGAAATCAAAAAATGAAAAAAGCCTTGTTAGAATCTGTTGATTTTTTACAACAAGGTAGATTTGAAGAAATATATAAAACTATTAAAGATGCTTTAAATGCTGGAGAAAATTATGATATTGGTCATAATTATTTCGAACATTTTGATAAAAGAATTTTAATGGCAAATCGTTCTACTATTAGTACTGGTTGGAAAGTGTTAGACAAAGTTCTTAATGGAGGTTGGGGTAGAGGTGAGCTGTCTGTGATATTAGCTGGTACTGGAATTGGAAAATCATGGTTATTGTGTTATGCTGGAAAAGCAGCTATTGATCAGGGTAAGACAGCATTACATTATACGTTTGAATTATATGAACATCAAGTTGGTGGTAGATATGATGCTATAGTATCTGGTATTCCGATACAACAAATAACTGCAAATAAAGAATTAGTTAGAGCAAGATTATTAGAGCATAGTGAAAAAACAAATGGTAAACTTATAATTAAAGAATACCCAACTAAAACAGCTAATGTAGTAACAATTAGAAATCATATAAATAAGTTAAATCATTATGGAATATATCCAGATATTGTTATTGTTGATTATGCAGATTTAATGAATTCTAGAAAGAATTATGAACAAAAAAGATATGAATTAGAAAGTGTTTATGAAGATCTTAGAGCTTTGGGTGGAGAGTTAAAGATTCCTGTTATAACTGCATCTCAAACTAATAGAGGTGGAATGGAAGAAGAAGTTGTAGTTTTATCAAGTATAGCAGAATCTTTTGCAAAAGCTCAAGTTGCAGATGTTATAATTTCATTATCTAGAAGATATGAAGATAAACGATTAAACAAAGGCAAGATATATGTAGCTAAAAATAGAGCTGGTGAAGACGGTTTAGTATTACCAGTTATAATGAATACAACTACAGCAAAGATAGACATATTAGAACCAGAAGATATAAATCCAATGATAGAATTTTCAGATAAAAAAGCAACAGAAGATCACATGAGACAACGATATAGAGAAATGAAGGAAAGTTCAAGATGACAAAATTAAAAGACATAGCATTTGAAGTTTTATCTGATTTTCAAGATAGAGATTTTAGAAATGAAAATAACAGAATTGAAGTAGCTGCTGTTATTGAAGAAAGATATAGAAATTTTATGAAACAATTTGCTACTCAGTATTTAGAAAAGAAAGCAATAGAACAATTAGAAAATAGAATAAATAGTGGTATCATAACAGGGCCTGGCAATTTTGACCCATCACAACGCAAAAGGTAATAATATGGACGAATTTACAATAAGAAATCAAATTGTTTCTTTAATATACGACTTATTCGAAAAGCAACCAGATAAATTTGCAAAAATGGATGACGATACAGTTACTTGTTTATTTGACATATCATCTAGATTAGATTTGCAGAATAGAGTACACGGCAGACTTTTAGAATTGAAGATAGTTAGAAAACTAGACGAAAAATCTAGTTTATTCAAATATACTCTTTATGCATTAGGCGGCGGAGATATATATTTCAAATATGAAGTTTCAGAATTAGATTCAAAGACTGCATATAGGTTTTTTGAAGCAGATCACATGTTAGAAAAGCAACAGCAAGATTTAGAACTTGTAAGAGACACATTGTTGACTGTGAAAGGTGCAGCATAATATGCCTATTTATGAATTTTTATGTAATTCATGTAGTGCTTCTTTTGAAGAATTAATGCCATTTAGTGAATATAGTGATTACATAAACACTTTAAAATTACTAAAATGTCCTAAATGTGGAGCTGAAGCTAAACATAAAAGGCTATATACAGCTGCTATGGTTTCATTTAAAGGTGATGGATGGACACCACAATTTCATAGAGACTCAACTGGATCTTTAAAAGATACATCCTCTTTAATGAAAGAAGAAGCAAAAGGAACAAAATCTTCAGATGTTTATCAAAATATTATGCCAAAGGATAATCATTAATGAGAAACATTAAAGAATTAAAACAAATACATTTTATAGAACAAAACACTAATAGAATGAAAATAGGAAAAGAATATCTTTGTGGGCATTTTTTATTTTATAAAGATAAAAATTTTGTTACTTCTATAACAAGAACAGATAAAAAAACTTACAAATTTAAAACTTATAGAAAGGATTTTGAAGGTAATCTATATGATAGAGTATAGTACAAAAGATTTGCAAAATATATTACATAATCTTTTAGAAAAATTTGTAGGTTGTGGAAATAATTTACAAACTAAAAAAGAAATACACAAAGAGATAAAAGATATTTTAGATTTAATATATAAATTAGAATCTGAAGAAATTAAAAAAGTGAAACGTAGAGGGTGGACCATAAAAAAGACAGATCAATCGGAGAAATAAATTGTTTAGATTAACAGAATCATTTGTAGAACAATTCAAAAATAAGCAACCTAAATGGGGACCCTTAGGATATTTTGTTTTTAAACGTACTTATGCAAGAACGTTACAAAATGGAAAATCAGAAGAATTTTGGCAAACATTACAAAGAGTAATAGAAACAGTTTATACAATACAGAAAAGACATTGTGAGCAACTAAAACTTCCGTGGAAAGATAACAAAGCTCAAAAATCTGCGCAAGAAATGTTTCAACGTATGTGGGATTTTAAATTTCTACCGCCTGGTAGAGGTTTATGGGCTATGAGTTTAGATTTAATAGAGAAAAAAGGTTCTGGTGCACTTAATAATTGCGCGTTTGTTTCTACAGATGAAATAAATGTTTCATTTGCTGCACCGTTTACATTTGCTATGGATATGCTTATGCTAGGCGTTGGCGTTGGATTTGACACGTTAGGAAAAAATACTGTTACTTTAAGAAAACCCAAAGTTAATGGAACTTTTGTAGTAGAAGACACAAGAGAAGGATGGGTAAAATTAGTAGAAACAGTTTTAGAAAGTTTTATGGGAAATACAGACTTTCCTGCCACTATAGATTATTCTAAAATTAGGAAAAAAGGAGAACCAATAAAGACTTTTGGCGGCACGTCATCTGGACCAGAGCCATTAGCACAATTAGTTAATGAAATAATGTGTATTGTTACTGGAAACAATACTAAATCAGAGTTTTCAAAAGATTACATTCAAACATTTTCTCAATCACAACTAGATTTTATATCTTTAAAAATAACGTCTACTCAAATAGTAGATATATTTAATTGTATTGGTAAGTGTGTTGTTAGCGGAAATGTTAGACGTTCTGCAGAATTAGCTATAGGTGATTCAGAAGATGAATTCTTTATATTGTTAAAACAAGATAAAGAAAAACTTAATTCTCATAGGTGGGCAAGTAATAATAGCATATCTTGCATAGCAGGAATGAATTATGAAAAATTTACAAAATTTACAGCAATAAATGGAGAACCAGGGTATGTTTGGCTAGACAATGCTAGAAGATATGCTAGAATGAAAGATAAACCAAATGGAAAAGATGTTAGAGTAAAAGGATTTAATCCTTGCGTAGAAATGTCACTTGAATCATTTGAATTATGTAATTTAGTAGAAACATTTCCTTCTAATCATGAAACATATGATGATTTTCAAAAAACTTTAAAATATGCCTATCTTTATGCAAAAACAGTAACTCTTATTCCGACTCACGATCCAAGAACAAACGCAGTAATGATGCGTAATAGAAGAATCGGTACCAGCATGAGTGGAATAACTCAAGCATTTAAGAAATTTGGAAGAAGAGCATTTCTTGAAATGTGTGATAAAGGATATAATTATATTAAAGAGTTAGACGAACAGTATTCTGATTGGTTGTGCGTTCCAAAATCTATTAAAGTAACAACAGTAAAGCCATCAGGAACAGTATCATTACTTCCAGGAGTTCCTCCAGGTGTACACTATCCAGAATCTGAATTTTATGTTAGAAATATTAGAATATCAGATAACAGTCCTTTAGTAGAGATTTGTAAAGAAGCTGGATATATTATAGAAAAAGATAAGTATTCTAAAGATTCTTTAGTTATTAGTTTTCCAATTAAAGAAAAATATTTTACTAAAGGAAAGCAAGATGTTACTCTTTGGGAGCAAATGGAAAATACAGCTCAAATGCAATATTATTGGAGTGATAATTCTGTAAGTGTAACAATTAGTTTTAAGAAAGACGAAGCTAACCAAATAAAAGATGCATTAGAGCTATATGAGACAAGAATTAAAAGTGTTAGTTTTTTACCTTTAGAAGATCATGGTTATGAACAAGCTCCATACATTCCAATCACAGAAAAAGAATACGAAAGATTAATATCAAAGATTAAGCCATTAAAGTTGAAAGAAGACGTACACGAACTAACTGAAAAATACTGTGATGGTGAAACATGTTTGATTTAGAATTTATATTATGTAGTTTTGTTGTTTTTATTTCTGGAATGATTATAGATTTTTTATGGGTTTTCTATGATAAAAATTTAATTATTAAAAGATATAATATTGCAGCTATATATAGTTCATTAATTGGTTTTTGCACATGGTTTTATACAGTAAGTATTATTAACAATAAATATTCTGCTTTATTTTGGATTCTTGGTTTATATATAGGAACTATTTTAGCTGGAAAATTTATCAAAAAAGATTAGTTTATTTTTAACAAAAAATTTATTATATTAATACAAATTAGGAGAATATAATGTCTAATTTTATATTAGCAATGTTATCTGCGATAGGATTTGGAAGAACAGAACAGTATGCATTTGATCATGGTTTTCATCCTGGTCCTGCTGATTTTTTAGGATTTTTTAATTTTAATTATCATATATGGATGTTTTTAGTATCATTAGTAACTTGTTATAATTGTTTATGGGCAGTGCCATTATGGATTTTAGTAGAAGATATTACATATTTTCTTTTTAATAAAAATGATCAATTAGAATCAACAGATTGGGTTACTGGTGGTTATGGTGGATTCAAATTGTTTGGACAATTTATTCCAAATACATATATTATGCTATTAATTGCGTCATTTATTATATCATTATTTTAATGAAAATTTTATATAAAACAGTAAAAGGTATGGAATTATTCTTTAACGTTAATGTTATCAATTATATTAAAGAATTAAATAATGTTAATGTTAGAAGCGCTAAACTTTGGGAAAATGTAGAGTTTTCATTAGTAGATGATGATAAAAATGTTATTTGGACTAAACAATTAAAAGATATAACCGAAAAAGATTTAATAGGAGAAATTAAGTGAACGAAGAAGAAAAAGCATCAACTTATGATCCAGATTCAGAACAATCTATAATTGGTGATAGCTTTTCTAAAGAAACTTTAGATGAAATAAAGAAACATATTCCAGAAGCTGCTCATGCAGAAGGTTTAAATCCTGGTTATGATATTATCATTCCTTTAGAAGAATATAATTATACAAAAATAGAATGTAAAGTTTGTGGTACTTTAAGAAATGGTGATTATAAAATGTATACAAAGATTCCACAAGCTTTATTTAATAATACAGAATCAAAATATGTTAGATTGAAATATAAAAATTATCAAGATGATTATTCTACATATTATTTTAAGATGTCGTCTTTTAGAAAATATTATGAGAAAATGTCAAGTGTTAAAACTATAAATGAAAAAGGTAGAATTACTATATTGTGGCCTACTCATCTATTAGATGGTATGTATACTAAAATTAAAACTACTGAAGATCTAATAGAGTCATTAAATAAAGATAAGCAGTTTAAAGAACAAAATTCGGTAGAAAATAATGGAAAAACTTAAATGTAATACGTCTGGATGTAAATCAACTAAGTTCTTTTTAATGTCAGAAGAAAAATTTCCTACTGTAGTAAACGAAAAAGGAGAAATTATATCTGAAAGAACATATACATATAAATGCATTGATTGTAATCAAGTATTTACATCTAATATAGGTCCAAACTCTCCAAACAAAAAACTTTTAAATGGATAAATTAAATAATATTTTTGAAAGACAACAGAATTTCCAAATAGCATTAGATAAAAATTTGGGAAAGTTGTTAAAAGATAAAGCTGCATTCTCTGAACAAGATTTGCAGAATTTGACTAAAGACACTGTGTTGCAATTATTTAGCGAGATACACGAAGTATTATCAGAAGTTAAATGGAAAGATACAGGAGCTCATTTTGATACTGATAGATTTAAGATTAAAGAAGAAATAATAGATGTATTCCATTTTGTTATAAATTTAGCTTTAATATGGGGTATGGACGCAGATGAATTATATAAAGAATTTGTAAAAAAGAACAATAAAAACTATGAAAGGTTTATAAAATGAAAAAGAAAAAAGTCGTTGAAGAAACAAAAGAAGTTAAAGCAGAAGTAAAGACTAAAGAACAAGAAATAGCTTATTATAACGACGTAAATGAAATAGTTAAAGGATATCTTAAAACACTTTTAGGATTAGAAGAAATTGAAGATTTTGTTATCATAGCAACTGGTAAAGATAAAGAAAAAAGAACAGTGTGGAATTGGAGACTTTGCGGAGCAATAGAAAGAATATTTTATGCTATGGAAAGATTGAAGATCATGAGTATAGCTGGCCAACTAGCTCCTCCTGTAAAAATTGTGAGCCAAAGTAATTTAACAGTAGAAGATACTAATAAGAAAGAATAATGAAAATGCCAGAACCATTAGATTTCACTTTGTTTTTAGTATTAATTTGTATAATGATTTATGCAATATACGATTTTAAGAAAAGAAAGTAAATAATGTCTTTTGTTCATTGTCACGCTCACACATCAGCATCTACATTAGATTCACCTGGTAATATTGAAGAGTATGCAGAATTAGCAAAGAAAAATGACATGAAAGCTATGTGTATTACAGATCATGGCAACATGTCTAATGTATATAATTTCTGCACTACTATGAAGAAAAATGGTGTGAAACCTATAATTGGTTGTGAATTTTATTTATATAATGATTTTATGTTTGATGATTCATATGAATTAAAAGTTCCGACATCTCATCAAATTGTATTAGTTAAAAATAAAGATGGTTTTGTTAATGCAAATAAGTTAAATTATGATTCATTTACTAAGACTTTTTATAGAAAACCATTAGTTAGAAGAAGTGAATTATATAAGAATAGAAAAGGTCTTATAGTTACTTCAACTTGTGCTATATCTGAAATTAATCAGTTGTTTGGAAAAGACAAAGATGAAGAAGCAATACAATTATTATATCAATATAAAGAAAATTTTAATGATGATTTTTATGTAGAAATTCAATTAAACGAATTATCTGATCAAAAAATATTAAATAGAAAACTTATAGATTGGGCAACTAAGTCTAAGACAAAAATAATTTTAACTGGTGATATCCATTATGCTCAAAGAGGTGATGATAGAGTTCAAGATTTAGTTATCGCTATCAAAAGAAATACAGATCCTGATGATGAAAAATCTTGGAAACTTAATGCAAGAAATCTTTTCTTTCAAACAAGAGAAGATTTTCAAAAGCTTAATCTTCAATTTGGGTATGATTATCATGAAACATTTATAGATGATTGTTTAAATAATACTTTAGAAATAAATGATAAGTGCAACTATGAATTAGAAACTGGAGTTAATAATTTTCCAATATATATTACTGGAACTGAAGAAAAACCTGAAGAATTTATATTAAGAATTACTAAAGAAGGTTTAAAGAAAAAGATAGATAGTGGTAAAATAGATAAAAATAAAATAAACATTTATCTAAAAAGAATAAAATTCGAATATGATATTCTTGTAAGCAAAGGTTATACTGATTACATTTTAGTAATTTGGGATATTATTGATTATGCAAAAAAGAACGGTATTTTAGTAGGAACTGGTAGAGGTTCTGCTGCCGGAAGTTTGATATCATATTTGATTGGTATTACAGATATTGACCCAATTGTAAATGATTTATATTTTGAAAGATTTTTAAATCCTGAAAGAGTAGCAAATCCTGATATAGATTTTGATATCGAGTCTGAAAGAAGAGAAGAATTAAGTGAATATGTTATAAACAAATATGGTAGAGAACATGTCACTAAAGTTATAACATTTGGAACATATCAAATAAAGGGAGTTCTTAGAGATTTAGTTAGAGTTTTGAATAGATCAAAGGGAGAAGTTGATTTTGTATGCAAAAGTATTCCAGATTTTAATCCAGATATTAAAAAATGGAAAGTTAAAGATATTCTTGATTACACAAGAGAGTCTTTAAAAGATAAACATTATGAATTATTAAGATTAGAAACTTGGCTAGAAGAGAATAAGGATATAGTTCACTATGCAGATAGAATGCTTAATAATATTAGACATTTTGGAACTCATGCTGGTGGTATAGTAATCACTCCAAAACAAATTTGGAATTATATGCCAATTAATAGAATACATGGAGAAATTGTATCTGGATTTGAAGAATCATGGACTAATAAAGCTTTATCAGATTTAGGAATCTTAAAAATTGATGCATTAGGATTGTCTACTTTGACATTATTTAAGTATACTATGGCTCTTGTTAAACAAACAAAGGGAATAGATTTAAGAGAAGCTATTGATAATATAGATGTTAATGATAAAAAATTAATAGAAGACTTTGCTAAAGCAGAAAATGTTGGAGTGTTTCAATTTGAAAGTCCCGGCGTGTCAAAATTGATTAAGAAGGTCAAGCCAGACTGTTGGGAAGACATTGGAGCTATCAATGCATTAGATAGACCTGCTACGTTAGGTAATGGTATGGCTTATAGGTATGCAGAATGGAAAAATGACCCGAGTAAAATAGATTTACCACATCCAATTCTTAAAGAATATTTGAAATCAACTCATGGTATATTAGTATATCAAGAAACTTTAATTTATATCCTTTCTAAATTGACTGGTTATTCATACGCACAAGCAGAAACTGGTAGAAAATTATTAGATAGAGGTAAAGCACAAGAAAAATATGCTTCATATATTAAGAAATTGAAAGAAGATATCAAAACATACAATGATATGACTGATGATGAAGTAGATAAAATTGTTGAATGGATTGAATCGTATAGTGGATATTCATTTAACAAATGTTTACACGGAGACTCTGAGGTCGAATTCGAAAATGGACAAAAGAAAAAAATATCAAAGATATCTAATAAAGATATAGGACGAAAAATTAAAACTGTTGATAAAAACAATGATATAGTTTATAATACTATAAAGAATAAACATATAAATGGTAAAAAAGAAGTTTATAAGTTGACGACAGAGTCTGGAAAGCAATTGATATGTACATTAAATCATAAGATAATGACGAAAAATGGGTTAAAAACGCTAAAAGATATAATTGAAAACAATGATAAAATTTTAACTATAGCATGACTTTTATTAAAACTTCTCTATATTTAATAATATACATACATTTACTTAAAATGGAGAAATAAATGTCAAAATGTTTAGAATGTAATAATGAGTATAAGTTTTTGACTTGGAAACATTTAAGAAAGCATAATCTAACTATCAAAGAATACAATGAAAAATGGAAAACAAATGAAAAAGGTAGCCCATATCCTTGGAAAGATAAAAAGCCTCCATATACATGGAAAAAAGGAAATAAGCCTTGGAACACTGGATTAACGAAAGAAACAAATGAAACTCTTAAACAAATGTCAGAAGATAGAATGGGAGAAAATAATCCTGTTCATAAAGTTAAAGATAAAGAACAATGGGGAGAAAACATAAGAAAAGCTCTTAAAGGTAAAAAAAGAGGAACATTAGAGCAAATAATGGGAGATGAAAAAGCAACAGAATTAAGAAAAAGATTATCAAATAGTGCTAAAAAAAGAAAAGTTCATGGTCATACCGGTCATAAGCACACAGAAGAGTCAAAAAATATTCAAAGAGCAAAAACATCTGCAAGAATTGCAAATGGCGAGTTTAGTAAAACGAGCAAAGTTCAATTAGAATTTTATGAATACATAAAGTCATTTTATAATAATGCAGAATTAAATAAACAAATAGGATATTATACAGTAGATGTATTCATAGAGCCAAATATTTGTATAGAATTTGACGGTGATTATTGGCATGCAAATCCAGAATGGATGAAAAAAAGAGGCCACACACGATTGTCAGAAGTTCAAAATAAAAATGTAAAAAATCAAAAACGTAAAGATAGTTATTTAAAAAATCAAAATTATATTGTGATAAGAATTTGGGAAAGCGATTTCAAAAACAATAAAGAAGAAGTGATAAACAAAATAAAAGGAAACGCTAATGTCAACGCAAAATGAAATTAATATAAATTTTAACACACAATCACCAGATGAAATTAATGCACATTTGTTAGCTTGTATTTTTGCAATAAAAGATATGCTTGTAGCTTTAGCATCTGAACAATTAAAAATTCCAATTGAAGAAGTTAATCAAAAAGTGTATGACGAATATGAAAGACATCTTACTAAACTTCTTGAAAATATTAAAAAATATGAATAATTGTTTACTTTGAACGAAAAATGTATTATATTATACTAATAATTTAGAAAGGTTTTAATATGACTAACAACTATTCAATTGTATATATACAAGGAATACTATTGTTGTTTCTTGCAGCAATATTTGATAGCATGTTTTTAATGATTTGCGTATTTGCTGGTCTTTTATTTTATTCTATAGCACAAATTATTATTAACATTAATAATAGTAAAAATAATAGTTATCAACGACCAGACGCATATAATAAAGAAAAAATAGATGTTTTTATCAAAAATTTAAGAGATATGTATGATTTAAAACGAAAATTTTTAAACAACGTCGCAGAAGATAAATTATACGAAAATGAAGATTTTAATATTTGTATGAAAATTGCATCTACTTTAGCAACAGCAAACTCTAACAAAATAGCGTTTCAAACATTTGCTATTGAAGCAAAAAATTGTTCTTATAATGCAGATGTGTTTTTAGAAATGTTTGATGTAAAGTGGAAAGAAGAAAATGGCATAAAAGTTCCAAAATTAGTATTAAAAAAATAAAAATTTGTATATGAAAAATTATTAAAATGACTAAATACGAAAAAATAATAGAAATAGAAGAAGCCGGTACACATCCAACTTATGATTTAGAATTAGAAAATCCTAATCATTGGTTTTTTGCTAATGACATCTGCGTTTCAAATTCTCACAGTTTTTCATATGCATATTTGGCTATACAAACATTATATCTTAAAAATTATTATCCATTAGAGTATTATACAAGTCTTTTGACATTAGCTGGTGTTGACGAAGTTCCTCATTATATAAAATTAATTCAAAGAAATGGCATTGAAATACTTCCGCTAGATATAAATAAGTCAGATTTTAATTTTAAGATAGATGATGGAAAAATTAGAATTGGATTAAAAGTAATAAAATCATTTGGAGAGAAAGCTTGGGAAGAAATAAAGAATAATCGTCCATTCAATACAATGGAAGAATTTTTTGCATCAAAAATAAAATGGAGCAAAGTAAATAAAAAAGTTGTAGATTGTTTAATGAAAACAGGTGCTTTAGATAGCTTAGAGTATAATAGAAATCTATTGTTATATTGGCTAGCTAACGGAAAAAAAGTTGATAGATCTATTAGCATTCCAGAACCAAATGAAGTAGAAAAAGAGAAATGGTATTATGATATAACTGGTATTTCTACATTTTCTGGAAGTGAATTAGATAAATATGGTTTTAAAAAAGTATCTGAATGGGAATCTAAAGACGATATGGTATACGGTAAAGTTGTAGATGTTGTTCAAAAAACAACTAAAAATAACAAACCTTATTATATAGCTAGATTAGATGATGGTATAGACACTTTATCATTTATAGTTTGGGGAAATCAATGGAAACCAAACGTTTTAGTAAAAGGAAACATAGTTTTAACTCAATTAGATAAAAGCGATTTTGGTTTTAATCTTGCAGGTGATTATTTTGTATATCAGAAAGGTTAATATGGACATAACAATAGATTGGATAGCAACAGGATTGTCTATAATTGGTATAATTTTAAATGCTTATAAAATCATATATTGTTGGCCAGTATGGATATTAAGTAATTTTTTATGGATAAGTTATTTTATGGACAAAAAAGAAAAAGCAAGCATAACATTATGGGTAGTTTTTTTAATTTCTAACATATTCGGATGGTATCAATGGTCATAGGATATTATACATATGGCGCTCTCTCTAGAGACGAGGGCAACACTGTTCAAAAGAACGGAAAAATAGAATCTTCGATTTGGTATAGAGAGTTACAATTAGATTATCTTAATAGAACGGGTCATGAAATAGTTGTAATGAATGATAAAAGAGCTTGGCATAAAGGAAAAATATTTGATTGTTTATCTAAATCTACATTTTTTAGTCCAAGCAATTTTAAAATACAATGGGTTTCATTAGACGGTTCTATAAATTTAGAAGAATCTTGGATCAAATTACAAAAAGATGTTAAAAAATATAAATGGCCAAAATTAGATTTATTGATAATCGATAATGCTGGATATCCTTTATTTCCTATTTTTACATATAAATTAATGCTTATGTTAGCTTATAAAGATAAGATTCCAGTTATATTATTAGATGATGATAACCATACAGAAAAGATATTACCAAGATTTTCACATGCTTTAGGATTTGATATAGCAAAAGATATATATGTTGCGACAAGATATAAGAAAAAGAATTTTCCAAATCAATTATTCTTTCCTTTACCATATGACGAATCTAAAGAATGGCAATTAATTCCAGCTTATAATAGAACTCACGATTATGTTTATATTGGTCATGATTATGATAGAAGAGAAAAAATGATTGAATTCTTTTTCAATTTTGCAACTACATATCCAGAATATAAAGTTGAAATATATGGTAATTGGGAAAAATGGTTAAATACTAAAAAATACGCAGAAAAATATTCAAAAGATGTATTAAAAGGTCCTATAGCTCAATACTGGGGATTTGATACATTAAATAAAGCTTTAGCAACATGCAAAGTTATACCAAAATGGGCTGAAGATTATGGTCATATAACTGGTGGATTTCATGAAGCTGTAATGGTTGGTTGTCCGTTATTGGCAGATAAGGCTATTAATACAATCGAAGAATATATTTTAAAAGATAATATAGTTTCATGTAAAGAAGATGTATTCAAAAAATTAGAAGAATTTAAATCACAGTCTTTTGAACAAAAGCAAGATATGATAGAAGAACAAAGAAAAATATTTAGAAAATTGAAAGTAGACACAATTTTCGAAAATATGTTGAATGAAGTATTTAAAAAATAAAACGAAATATTTACTTTTAACGAAAAATGTATTATATTATACTATAAATTTAGAAAGGTTTTAATATGAATGAAACAGATAAACATCAAGGTTATGTTGTAGACGGTTATTGCCAAGAAACTAATACTATTTATGAAATATATGAGTCGGCTCACTTAAAAAATGAGAAACACGATAAAAAACGTCAAAAAGAGATACAAAAAGAACTTAAATGCAAATTTATTATAATTTGGGACATAAATGAATAAAAGATTTCGTTTGGGATACAGCTTTTGGGGATTCACAAGTGATTACAAAATAAAAGACGGAGAAGAGATATCTACACCTTGTGGTAATGCAACTTTTTCTTACGCTCTTATACATGAATTGCTAAAACGTAATTATGAAGTGTGGCAACTACAACCTGATAGGGATTTCGAGGCCGTTGAACTATATGGAAAAGATGCTTTCAAAGCTTTCTCTCAAGAAAAAAGATGGAATGCTTATAGTAAAACTAAAAAATATGATTTCTTTGAAAAAGAAGGATTAAATCTGCCAGAGTTAGACATTCTATTAGTTGAATGGCGTTTTCCAATACCAGGAAGAAATTGTTTAGCTGATGGATTTATATACCCAATTGAAAATGGAAAATTTGATTTAAGATATCAACCTGATTTATTTATACAAGAAAGATTGCTTCATCATTACAAAGAAGCTGGAACAAAAATAATTTTATGGGATTTAGATCATAAATTAACGTATAAAGATGAAAAAGATTGGTGTCCTGATGCAATATTTGAAACTGCATTTGATCCAATGCATCAATATATACATAGGACTTCTGTAAATGCTCCTTGTTTATATGAAGATTTAGTACAATTTCGAACAGAAAAATGGTCTGCAGATAAAGAGTTAGTGTATATAGGCTCAAGATATGAAAGAGATGACGTAATAGATCAATATATAAAACCTTATGCAAAAGAAAGACATGGTAAAGTTCATTTTTATGGTAATTGGAGAGATTATCCAGATAAATTAGCCGAAGCAGAACAAAGATGGCCCGGCATAGTTTTCAATAAAAGAATAACAACAAAAGATTTTCATGATGTTTATAGAGATGCTGTATGCGTTCCTTTGCTTGGCAAAAGAGATTACTTTAGACACGGATTTACTACACCAAGACCAGCAGAAGCTATAATGTTTGGATCAGTTCCAGTTGCGTTTAATGAACATCATGACCCACAATGTTATATACCATTAAAAGTTAAAGATTCATATGAACTTATGAAAGTAGTAGATGAATTAAAAAATAATGATTATTATAGAAATGATAGAATTTGGGATCAAGCAGAAAATTTGTTTTCATTTGATGCAAGATTTTTTGTAGATCATATAGAGGATGTTTTAAATAAATGAAGAAAGCTATAGGGTATAAAGCCTCTGGTAGATTTAAAAAAGGCTGTATTCCGTGGAATAAAGGTCTAAAAAAAGTAGACAATGATTCTATTAATAAAGCTGTGAAAACAAGATTAAAAAATGGTAATGAATGGCATAATGAAAAAACTAAGTCAAAGATAAAAAAGACATTAAAAGAAAAATATAAAAATAATGAAATAAAAATTTGGAATAAAAATTTAACAAAAGATAACAATAAAATATTAGCAGAAATATCCAAAAAGAATAGACTTATAAGAGTAAAACAAATTAAGAAAGATGGTTTTTATTCTCAATTAGGCAAAAACGAAAAGCAATTGTTAAATGAACAAGAAAAAATTGATAATTGTAAGATAAAAAGACAATTTTTAGTAAAAGGGTTAGGTTACACAGTTGATGGTTATTGCCATGAAACGAATACAATTTATGAAGTGTATGAAAAATGACATGAAGGAAAGAAAAAACGAGATAAAAAACGACAAAAAGAGATACAAAAAGAATTAAAATGTAATTTTATTATAATTTGGGATAAAAATTGAAAAAGATATTAATTGTTGGAGCGGGTTTGGCGGGTTCTGTGTTTGCAAATTTACTTGCAGAAAAAGTAGATTGTGAAATTCTTGTTATAGACAAGAAAAAACATATAGCTGGTAATTGTTTTAATTATAAAGATCAGATAACTGGAATAGATGTACACGCTTATGGTCCTCATATATTTCATACAAATGATGATGGTGTTTGGAATTATTTAAATAGATTTACTCATTTTAATGAATATAAACATAGAGCAAAAGTTAATTCTTTTAACGAGATATTTTCTTTACCAATTAATCTTCATACAATAAATCAATTATATAACGCTACTTTTACTCCAAAAGAAGCTGAAGAATTTATAAAGAAAGTTGCAAAAGAAGATTGTGATAGAATTGGATTAGTAGAACCAAAGAATTTTGAAGAATATGCTATTTCTATTGTTGGTAATAACATGTATCATGTGTTTTATAGATTTTATACTGAAAAACAATGGGGAAGAAAATGTAAAGATTTGCCAATATCTATTATAAAAAGACTGCCAGTTAGATTTAATTATGATGATACATATTTTAACAATGCTAAATATCAAGGTATTCCATCTACTGGTTATACCGAAATGATAAAATACATGTTAGATCATCCAAAGATAAAAATAGAATTAGAAACTAATTTTTCAGTTTACAAATCATCGAAATTTGATTATATTATATATACTGGACCAATTGATGAATATTTTGATAGACAATTTGAAAAATTAGATTATAGGTCTTCTTATTGGAGCACAGAAATACATGATGGAGATTATCAAGGAACTTCAATTATGAATTATGCAGATATGGATTTTCCTTGGACAAGAATAATTGAGCACAAATATTTCACTCCAGAAAAGAGATTTGATAAGACATTTATATCTAAAGAATATTCAAAAGAAGATGAAGGAGAAAATCCTTCTTATCCAATAAGAGATCAAAGAAATATAGAAATATATAATAAATACGAAGAATTAACTAAAGATTTAAAGAATGTTATTTTTGTAGGTAGATTAGCACAATATAAGTATTATGATATGGATCAAGTTGTAGCATCAGCAGCTAAAAAATTCAATGAATTTATAGAAAATATATAGCTTTATCAAGACCTTCGATATATTTATCATTATGGAGATTGAAAAATGAATAAATGTGAATGGTGTGGAAAGAAAAAAGCTAAATGGAGATTTTGTGACAAACATTGTTCTAATAAATGGCGATATGAAAACATGCCAGAAATTCATGAAAAAATGATAAAGAATGCAGCAAAAGTTTGCAAAGGACACACGTTTGAAGAAATATCACCAAATAAAGCTGAGAAAAGAAAAAATGAAATATCGATACGATTTTCTGGAAAAGGTAATCCAAATTATGGCGCAAAGTATACGCATGGTTTTGGTGATAATCCAAGATTAGGAACGTTAGAATCACAATATGGTATTAAAAAAGCTAAAGATATAAAATTAAAATTGTCAATAGCTAATAGTGGAAAAAATAATCCTATGTATGGTAAACCACCGTCAATTAAAGCTGGTAAAGGATGGACTGGACGATATAAAGGACATTTTTTTAGAAGTTTAATGGAGCTTGCATACTTAAAATATTTAATTGACAATAGCATAAATTTTGAAACTGGTGAACTTAGCAAACACGGAATCAAATATAAAGTTAATAAAAAAGATAGAACATATTATCCAGATTTTTATTTAATAGATGAAGATTTATATATAGAAATAAAAAATTCTAAAATGCTTAATATCAAAGAGATTAAAGTTAAAACTAATGCAGCAAAAAAGAAATTTGGAAAAAAGTTTAAGATTTTAACAGAAAATGATTTTGAACAAGTAACTTTTGATGATTTGTTTTTGATGAAAGAAAATAAAGATTTAGAATTAACTGATAGATTTAATAAGAAACTTGAGGAGATTAAGAGTGCAAAATAAGCAGAAAATAATTTTGATGGAGGGCCCGGACAAAGTAGGAAAAAGCACAATTGCTAAAGAATTATCTAAAGTCTTAGATATACCATATTTTAAGTTTACGGCTCATGATTACTGGGATAAATCAGAATATGAATTAGCAACAAAATTTGATCAACCATTTTTAGCAGAATTATTAAGACAAACTGGATATTCAATGATTATAGATAGAGGATATCCTTCTGAATATGCTTATGGTAAAACGTTTAATAGGAATGTAGATTTAGATTTAATAGGAAAACTTGATAAAATGTTTTCTAATTTAAATACTACGATTGTTTATTGCGAAAAAGTTAATAATGAAGAAAAAGATGAAAGATTTGATATTGATAAATATAATATGTTAAAATTTAATTATACTCAATTTTTTATAGTTACTAAATGTAAGCATATATATTTAGATACAACTGATCAAGATTTAAACAAACAAGTAAAAGAAATAACAGAAAGGCTAAAAGAAATATATAATGAATAAACTTAAAAAAGGTGATTTAGTAGAAAAAAGAGTCGATGTAACATCTTTTGTAACTGCAAAAGTTATAGGAGAAGTTAAAAAAGTTAATAGAGATGGTACTGTAGAACTTGAAGATAAAAATGGTAATAAATTAGGAACATTTCACGAATCAGAACTTAAATTGAGGTAAACAATGGAAAAAGTAAATTTAACAAAAGCTCAAAAAGAAGAATATAAATCATTAGGAAATGAAATTCTTAAATTAAATAAGAAGTATAATACAGTAGATAGAAGATTATGGAAAGAAGAAGAAAAAGCTCAAAAAGCTTTAACAGAAAAGTTTAAAGATGATTATGATTTACTTAATGAATTAAATTTAAAATTAAGTGAAGCTTATAAAAAACAATCAATTTTAATAAATGGATTTAAAACTTGTGATAGTTGTGGACATATTTTTTATGAAAAGAAATAATGTATACAATTGAACATGAAATATTTGATTATGGTTATCAATCTTCTTTAAAATTACTCTTAGATAAAGGAACAATAGTAGAGCCAAGAGGGTTAAAGACTATTGAGTTATCTCCTTTTTGTTTTACTTTAAAGAATCCTAGAAATAGAATAATCTATAATGAAGTAAGAAATATCAATCTTGGTTTTAATATATTAGAATTTTTATCTATGGTTATCGGAGACGATAGAGTCGAAATGTTAGCTGCATTAACTCCAAACATAAAACAATTTAGCGATGATGGAAAAGTATTTAGAGGGGCTTATGGACCAAGATTAAGATCATTATCATATATGGATAAATGGGAATTAAAACTTAGCGATACTCCGATAGAATATAAAATAGATCAATTTCAAGAAGTTATACACAAATTAAAAACAGATAAAGATTCAAGGCAAGCAATAATGACTATATTTGATCCTACAAAAGATTATGTTAAGACTAAAGACGTTCCTTGTACAGTAATGTTTCATTTTATGATAAGAGATAATAAATTAAATATGAATGTTTATATGAGAAGTAATGATGCTATGCTTGGACATGTTATAGATGTATTTTCATTTACAATGATTCAAGAATTAATAGCAAATGAATTAAATTGTGAATTAGGAGAATATAATCATATTGCTGGAAGTTTTCATTTATATGAAAAAGATATAGAAAAAGCAAAAAGAATTATTGATAATGTTAATTTTGATACATATGAAATGCCAAAAATGATTGGTGGATTAAATAATGCAGAAGAAACATTTAAAAGCTTTGACGATCTTTTCCACCCAGAAAAATATATAAATATTTTTAAAGAACGTAAATTAAATCCATATTGGAATGATTTACTATTAGTAATGAAGTATCAACTACAAATAAAAAGAAAAGAAACAGATAAAGTAGATTTAAATCAGTTTCAATCAGAAATATACAAAAAATATTTTGAAAGGAAGTTACATGGCAAAGCCGATAGTCAGTGAAGAAGAATTAGCAACTAGACTTAAAACTTATAAAGACATTTTACTATCAAAATTTTCAGACGTGCTTGTAGAAGACGAAGAAAATCATGCAATTTTATTACATAAGTCTTCAAAGACACCAAGACAATTTTTGTTATTTGTTTCTTTGCATCCAAAACTTAATAAATTTATTCTTGGTGTAAAAAGTTTTAAGAAAGATGACACACAAAAAATGATTAATGTTTATGAAAATTTACCATTAGATCAAAAAGGTAAATTGCATAATGCGTTGAAATATGTTTCAATAACTAATGAAATAAAATTTGATAATGTTGACGAAGATGTACTTAGAGTGGTCGAAAATGCTTTAGCTTTCTATATAGAAAGTTTCAAAGAGTCATTAAATTGATTTTTTCTATATTTATCTTATCTACACACTAACATAGGAGAAATTAATGAGTAAGATAAAGACATTTCTTGCAGGATTATTTAGTATTGCATTTATAATTGGATTTGCTATTATATATAATCCTAATGCAGAAACAAAAAAAGAAAACACTATAAATAGACAAGATTTTTATTCATTAGTAAATCAAATTAAAGTTTTAGATTCAACAAAAGCATCATTACAAGAAAAACTTTACTATGAATTAGCAAAAGAAGCAGGGAGAAGAGACACACTTGATTGGAAAATTCCTTATAGTATATGGATGGTAGAAAGTAAAATGGATCCAAATGCTAAAGGAGATGGTGGAAAAGCTTTTAGCTTAGGACAAGTTCATCTGCCAACAGCTAAAGGAATAAATCCAAAATTAACAGCAGATAGTTTGATGAATCCTATAATTAATGGATTCACGTCATGTTCTGTGTTAAAAGATTACACTAATATATTTCATGGAAACATATTATATGGTATAGCAGCTTATCAAGCAGGACCAGTTGCTATAAAAGAAGATTATAAAAATAACAAACCGCCTAGAAATTGGCAATATGTTAATAAAGTATTTGAATTTTGGTCTAAATTAAAAGATAATTAAATGAAAAAAGGTATTATAATAGTTGCTTTGTTAAGTGTAGCATCAATATTTATAATTAAGAAAATACTAAAGCAATCTAGTGAACAAGAGGAAGTTGATCCTCTTTTTACATAACAATAGGGAAATTTGTATTGTAATCAAACTCTCCTAAAAGTCTAAACAACTAAAAATTTGATTACGATTACACGTTTCCCTATTTTTTTAGAAAGATAAAAATGGAAGAAAATCAAAAAGAAATTGAATTAAAAAAATTAGAAAATTTCATAAAACAATTAAGAGAATTATATACCACAAAAAGGACTCTTTTACAAGGAGTTGCCGAAAATGAACTTGATGGGAATGAAGATTTTAATGTTTGTATGAAAATTGCTGCTATTTTAGCATCTATAAATTCTACTAGAGCTAGTTTTGAAACATTTTTCATTTTAGTAAAAGAACAATGTGAATATAATGTAGACAAACTTTTAAGTCTTTTTGAAATAAAGTGGAAAGAAGAAAAAGGTATGAAAATACCAGAATTGGTTCCAAAAGAAGATGAACAAATACAGTGAATTGAATAAACAAATTGACAAAGTTAGAAAAAGCTGGGGTAATATGGGCTTTTCTAGACTCTCTAGAATTAATAATAAAGCTAATAATATAAGATTTATCATATTAACTTATGATAATAGATCTTATGATTTTGTTCGTGATTTGAACGAAATATTAAAAAATAAACATCCTTATGGAGAATTAGTTTTTAGTGGACATGAAGATTCTTTTAACGAATTAAATTCTACTAATGTTAAAGCTTATAATATAACAATCTTTAAAGATACAAATTTAGAAGAAGATGAATATATAGCAAAATTGATGATTTTTTATAAAAATTTACTAGACGTTTTGACAAAATATAAATAGAATATGATCGAAAAATATATAACTTGGGAAAAAACTGGTTTACTAAAAGATTTAGATGATAATCAAAAAATAGAATTATCAAATAAATTAGATGAAGCTCGTAATTTTTTAATAGAATACAAAGATATTTTAGAAAAACAAGTTCTACAATGCTTGTTACCTGCTATAGCAAGATTATATAGACAAAATAATAACGTCGACATATTGTTGTTAGTAGAAGAACTCAAAAAAGAATTTTCTAAAACACCAAATTTATCTTACTATCATATAGATCATGAAGCAGAAATTGTTTCAATTGCAGTAGATAATTACTTAAACAAATATAAAGAAAGGTAATCATTATGACTATAGGTTGCATTGGCGCTGGATTTCTCGGCGGTACATTAAAGACAGTTTTAGAAAGTTTTGTAGATTTTAAAATGTATGATAAAAATCCTGCATTATCAACTCACACTTTTGAAGATACAGTAAAAAATTCAGATATAATTTTCGTTTGTGTTCCAACACCAATGAAGATGTCTAATAAAACATGTGATTTTTCTATTGTAGAAACTGTTGTATCTCAAATAGAAAAACTTAGACAAATGGCTCCAGTTATTATAAGATCAACTATAACTCCTGGAACTACAAAATATTTAGCAGGAAAATATAAAGTTTGTTTATTTCACATGCCAGAATTTTTAACAGAAAAAACAGCTGTAGAAGATTTTAAAAGTGGAAAAGCTATAGTTCTTGGGCATGATAGTGAAATGTATGAAAAATCAATGTCTGAATATTATAAGAAACAAATAGAAGATATTTTTATTGGAGCTTATAATAGAGGATTAATGAAATGCGAAGGAATGTTTCATACAAAAACTATTAATTCAGAGCTGAGTAAATATTTCATGAATACGTATTTTGCAGTTAAAGTAGCGTTATTCAACGAATATTATTTTGTCTCTAAAGGTCTCGGAGCAGATTTTGACGAAGTCAAACAAATCATGTTTTTTGATCCAAGAATTGGAGAATCACATACTGTAGTTCCTGGTTGGGATGGAGATTTTGGATTTGGAGGCCACTGCTTACCAAAAGATTCTAATAACTTTATTCAGTTTGCAGAGCCTATATTTCCAGATGAATTAGCTAAAGCTGCTAATAGCATAAATGATAAGATCAGAAAAGATCGAAACTGGGAACGGCAAGAGGGAAGAGCAGTTATTCATGATGTATAAAACAATATTTATTTATGATAGAAATTATTGATTTTAATAACGAAAAATTTGTAATAAATAGAAGATATAAAGTCTTTGATAATAAAGAATTAGTCGAAAAGATAAAATTTAATACAGGTTCTAATGTTGTTTTGCATAAAGATGGTATCTATTATTTTTGTCAACATATAATTGATGCAAAATATGTTGATATAAAAGAGGAAAACAATGACATTAAAGAGCAAAGTGAGATTCCATTGGTTGACTCATCTATTTCGAGCGATAACCAAGCTGTTAACTGACATATTTTATGAAAGTCATAATGGACAGAAATTTAGTTTAGGTAGAACATCATTTATAGTTTGGTTCTATTTAACTTGCTGGATAGTTAGAGATTCGTTGATGACTCATGATATTGTTGTAATTGCAGGCCTTCCACTTGCTTGGTGGACAGTTGGTCTTTCATTGCTTGGATATATAATTGGAAAACAATATATAGTAACAAAGTTGAATTTGCTTTCGCAAAATATCACTGATATTGAAGTTTCAGATGATGAAAAGGACGGACCCCATTGAAATTAGACATTAAAGATTTAATAAAAATTCTTCCATATAACAAAGATCCAAAAAGACGATGGAATAAAAGAATTATATCTAAGATAAGTAAGATTGTAGTTCATCAAGAATTAGCAGATGGAACTATAGAATCTGTAAATAATTATCATATAACTCCAGCAGAAGATAATCATTTAGATAAAAATGGTGCTCCGCATATTTGTTATCATTTTGCTATAAGAAAAAATGGTGAAATATGTCAATGTAATGAATTAGATGATGTTACGTGGCATGTTAAAAATTATAATACAGTTTCTATTGGAATAATGTTACAAGGTGATTTTGATTCTGTAGACGCAAAACATAAAGGTAAAAATAAAAAACCAAATAAAGATCAATTAGATAGCCTTAAGAAATTATTAGATTATCTTACAAAAGAATTATTAACTAGAGTAACGAATAAAGAAATCTATGGACATAGAGAATTGCAAGATAAACCAGTTTGTCCGGGTGATGAATTAATGAAATTTATTGAAGAGTATAGAAATGGCTAAATTTAGTTTAAAGAAATTATTGCCGAAATATTTGTTTGAACAAGTTAAAGATGACGACGAAGAAGATGATGTAGAATCTCCAGAGTTACCAAAAGATGAATATGACCCAGGAGACGAAAAAGATATACCACAACCAAGCATTAAAAGCTATATTGATAAAGATGATGATACTACTAAATTTGAGAATCCATTAGACACTTCTGCTTATAAAAAATTATCTGATAAAAGAGAAAAAGAAGAAGCAGATTATGTTACAGTAGTTAGACCAATAAAGAAAGATGTTACAATACACGGATATGTATTGAATAAGGGTCCAAAACCATATACTTTAGAATTTGAAGTATTTTTCTATTTTATACCAACTCAACAATTTGTTAATAAACATAAACCAGTTCAATATAAAAGAGATCGATATAAAGACTATCTAGAAGCTCCAGAAAATATATTAGCGTTTTTGAAAGATGTTGGTAAAAAATTTGGTAAAAGCTATGTGTTTGATCAAGTAGAAACACTTAAAAAGAAGATAGAAAATAATCCAACATTTTTTAGAGCATATCCACTTTGGGATTGGGGAGAACCAAAAATAGCTTATTTAAATCAAAAACACTATAGAAGTATTTTTATTAGAGGATCAGAAGAAAATGAAGATGATCCGACACCAAGTGATGTTTCTCATAAATCATTTCAAACAGCAGATAAGTCATTTAATAAATATGGATATGTTATAAGATTTGAATTGCCAAAAAAGCTTGAAACAAATAAACAAATAAATGAATTAGTAGCTTGGAAAGCAGAAAATTTTGCAAAAGGTTTGTTAGAATTGCCAGCATTTAAAAGTGACGAAAATTTCACTCTAAAACCAGGTAAAATAGAATGAAATATCTTGAAATAAAAAATGAGTCTGGATTAAAAATTCCATTTAATAAATGGATTAAAGAAATAAAAAGAGATATTGATAGAATACCTAAAGATAGATATCCTATTCATGTTATAGTGTCTATATCTGAATACGATGAAGAACAAGATCATTTTGAGCATAGTAAATTCGTTCCAGATGAAAATACTATGCATATTAAAATAATTCCAAAGACTACATTAAGACAAATAAAATGGAGTTTTATGCATGAATTTAGACATTTTATGCAAAAAAATATTCCAGAATTAGAAATGGCAACACATAATCAAGAAGATTCTATTGAATTAAAGAAATTAATAGATAGAATAAAGCCATTAAATGATGATGATTTTTATGAAGCATTTCATGATATTTTACCAATGGAATCTGATGCTATAATTTATGCTACAGATCATTCTGGTATGAATTATAAGAAACATCCATTAAAAGATACTATACCGCAATATATAGACAATAATAAGAAAGAAAATAATAGTGAAGAAGAAGAAACTAGGAATTGATGTTGATGGTGTCTTAAGAAATTTTATGGGAATGGTTGAAGAAGTATACAAAAAACACTATCCAGATCATGAAATTTTAGATAGAACTCAATATGATCTAAAAAGTTGGTTTCCTATTGGTGGAAAAATTTATGATTTTGCATTTAAAGAACATGCAAAAGAAATATATTTGAAAGCAAATCAATATCCACAAGCTGCAGAATTTATGGAATTATTAAAAGAATCTGGTCATAAAATTATTATTGTTACAAGTCAACCAAATGAAGAAACAAAATTATATACATTAGAATGGTTGAAAAATAATGAAATAGAATATGATAAATTGATTTTTGAATCAGAAAAATTTAAAGTTAATGTAGATGTTTTATTAGATGATTCAACAAAAAATTTAGAAGAATTTGCAAAAACAAATAGATTAGCAGTTTGTATGGATAGAACTTGGAATCAAGATTGGGAAGGTCCAAGAATTAAAAAATATAAAGAATTTATAGAGATGATTGAAAATGGCTGAAAAAGTAAAATTTTGTTTATGGTGTAAAGAGCCATTTAAATGGCGGCGTGAAAATCAAAAATTTTGTTCAAAAAGCTGTCAAATCTCTAATAAAAATCATAATCATATTTGGACACAAAAAGAAAGAAATAGAGTTAGCAAACAATTTAAAAATAAAAAAATTATAGGTCGAAAAGGACATAAATCATGGATGAAAGGTTTGACAAAACAAATAGATAGTAGAATTAAAAAAATGGCAGACAATAAATTAGGTGATAAAAATGTTTCAAAAAGACCAGAGATTAGACAAAGATTAAAAGAGTCGCGAATAAGACAAAATATAGAGTCTGGAGCCTGGTATCAAATTGGTAAACATGAAAAGCAATTATTAGATGAACAAGAAGTAAAAGATAATTGTAAAATTTTAAGACAATATCAAATCTCAGTTTATGTTGTTGATGGATATTGTAAAGAAACTAATACAGTCTATGAAGTATATGAGAAAGCACATGATAAAAAAGTTTTTGAAGATTTAGATAGAGAAAATGAAATATGTAAAAAATTATCTTGTGATTTTATTATAATATGGGATAAATAACATGGTAGAAAAAATAGAAGTAAGTCAATTAACACGAGGAGATATTGTTACTTTTAACTATATGTCAGGGACAGATCAAAGGCCTGTTGTGTTATTTCTAAATTTATATAGAAATTTAGTGCATGGTATAAATTTGCATTATCTTTCTGCTGCTCAAATAGCATATCTTAAAGTTATATTAGGAAATGAATTATATAATATTCATATGATAGATAATCCTAAATATTTCTATGATAGACAAATAAAAAATTATAATTTGAGCTTTGCTTATAGAACATATAAGCCAGAAAAGATGATAAGATTAAACAAAATTGGATATAAAGTCCAAACAATAGAAAAAGATACTGGTATAGAAAAGAAGCCAGAAGATATGTTTAAAAGACCAGTAGAGCAGAGATATACAACAAAACCAGATATAAAATCTACATTGCCAGATGATTATATCGAACAATTAACTAAAACAACAATTCCAAAGAATATCTTTGGTAATTTTTGGGAATGGTAAGGTGAACATTGAAAGGCGTAGTCATTAGTGGAGGTCTTGGTACAAGACTTGATCCTCTTACAAGGGTTGTAAATAAAAATATCCTGCCTATTTATAACAAACCAATGATTTATTATCCTATTAATACATTAAAAGAACTTGGGATAACTGAAATTTTAATTATAGTTGGTGGTAATAGCATTGGAGACGTAATAAATTTGTTAAAAGATGGAGAAGATTTAGGAGTAGATTTAACATATAGATATCAAAGTAAACCAATTGGAATTGCAAATGCTGTTTCATTAGCAAGAAATTTTGTTGGAAAAGATAAGTTTGCGGTTATATTAGGAGATAATATTTTTGAAAATAGTCATTTTGGACCTCCTTCTTTTAAAAGAATAGATGAATTAGAAGCTATGTTTTTCTTCAAAGAAGTAAATGATCCAGAAAGATTCGGAGTACCAGTGTTCGATGATAATAATCACTTAATCAAAATAGAAGAAAAACCAAAAGAACCAAAATCAAATTATGCTGTTGTTGGTCTATATTTTTATTCTCCAATAGCTTTTGAAATTATTGATAAATTACAACCATCAGGAAGAGGAGAATACGAAATAACTGATTTAAATAATGAGTTAATGAAAAGAGGACATACTACATATGGTGTAATAAAAGGAGATTGGATTGATGCTGGTACTTTTGAAAGTTTATATAATGCAAGTAAAACAATAAGAGAAAGGGTTATAAATGTTAACTGAACAAGAAATAGCTGATAATGCAGCAATAGTAGTAAAATTAATAGAAAAATATATAATATCTGATAGAAAAGAAAAGATTTTACAGATGTTAGAAAAAATTGGAACTCAATTTTATACAGCTCCAGCTTCAGGAGATTTAAATAAACATAGCGCTTTTGCTGGTGGATTAATAAAACATACAATTTTAGTTGCTAAGAGCATGTTAGAAATATGCTCTATATGGTATAAAGATGTAAATTTAGAATCTGCTATAATTTGTGCTTTATTTCACGATTTAGGAAAAGCAACTACTGTAAAAGGTGAAGATGTTTACATAGATAATGATAGTCAATGGCATAAAGATAAATTAGGAAAGATGTATATTAAAAATCCTATCATTAGAGATGGTTTAACTCATGCTCAGAGAAGTGTTAGATTGTTATCTCATTATGGTATTGATTTAACTGATGATGAATATTTAGCAATATTAGCTCATGATAGCATTTATACAGATGAAAATATATGTTTTAAATATAAAATGAGTAAATTATCTCATATGTTGCATTTTGCAGACTTAAAAGTAGCATTTTTAGACGAGGTTTAATATGTGGATATTAATAACATTAACAGTGTTATTTGGTTTAGCAACAGCAATAGCATCTTTTGTTGCTTATAAATTTAATCAAAAAATTAATGATTTAGAAAAATTTATAATAAATTTTAATGATGATATAAATGGGTTTAAATCATCTATAGATAGAATAACTAATTCTAATATAATGGTTTATGATGAAATATTTTTTGATGTTATGACACAATGTAAAAATGTAAAAACTCAATTAGATTCATATTTAACAAAATATGATGAATATAAAAATTATGTTTATACAGACGATGTCGAAGATGAAGAAAAAGCATTTTTAGGAATAGTAAGAACAGGCGCAAATAGAGGACCAGAATGAATGAAGTAACTGGATATACAAATGATGATGTTAATACTGTTTTGAAAAAAGTTTATGAAAATGCTGTTAAAGATAGAGAAGAAGCTTTACAAATATACGAATTAGTAAAACAAAAAATTCTTGATGGTAGTCCTGATGCTATATTCCTTATGGATAAAGCAAATTTTTTATTACAAACAGCTAATAAAAATAGTGAAATACTTGTTAGATTAGCTGGAGTTATTCAAAGACTTCAGACTAATACAATAACAAGTAAAAAAGCTAATTTATTAACATCAGAAAATTATAATAAATTATTAAGAGATTTAGACGAGACAGATAAGCAAAATAAAATTGATGCTAAATTTTTAGTAGAAACAAGTATAACGGGTGATAAATGATTCTCGGATTAGACGTTAGTACTTCTGTTGTAGGATATACAATATTAGATATTAAAGGAAAACTAGAAAGAATAGGATTCATATCAATTGGTGGATTTGAAGATCTTTTAGAAAAAGCAAGATTTTTGAAATTTATGCTTGAAGATATTTTAAGAGATTATGATATAAAATATATTTATATAGAAGATATTTCTAAGAAATTTCATGAAGGTTTTTCTTCTGCTAGTGTTATAACTACATTAGCTAGATTTAATGGTATTGTTAGTTATATGATGTATGAATTAAAGAATATAAAGCCAACTTATTATCCAGCATCTTCTGCAAGAAGATTAGCATATAGTAGATCATATGCAAGAGGTCTTGACATCAAAAAAGAAGTATTCAAAGAAGTTGTAAAATTAGAACCACAAATTTTTTGGTTAAAAAATACAAAAGATAACATTAGAAACGAAGCTTATGACATGTGTGATTCTTATACAATGGCGAAAGTAGGACTTATTGATAGAAAATTACTATAAAAAAGTAAGAGTTTTAGAATCATGTCTTGGTGATTGCGATTATAGATACCCACAACCAGAAATAGCTTTTTATTGTCCAAATTGTCATCATAGAAAAAAGAAGTTGATGATAAATATAGACAAAAATTATTATAAGTGTTGGGTTTGCGGTAAAGCTTTTGCTGGCAAGTCTGTAGTTCCTCTTATAAAACGATTTGGTGATCAAAATCTATTAAATGAGTGGTTAGCTTTAACTAATGAGAGGCAATTAGACGTAGATTTGAAATCATTAATAGAAAATTCATTAACATCTGAAATAATAGAACCAATACCAGAAATAATTAAATTACCAGATGAGTGTAAAAATATACTTGATAATAAAAGTTCTTTAAATCCTTTTAAAAATTATCTAAATTCTAGAGGTATTACAGATAAGTTAATCGAAAAATATCAAATAAAATATTGTGATGAAGGAAGATATAAAAATAGGATTATAGTACCAAGTTTTGACATAGACGCAAAAATAAATTTCTTTATAGCAAGAAATATATATAGAGAAGGTATAAAATACCTTAATCCAAGTATTAGAAAATCTTTAATAGTATTTAATGAATTATTTATAAGTTGGGAAAGTCCTGTAATATTAGTAGAAGGTGTTTTTGATGCTTTAAAAGTTGATTATAATTGCATTCCAATATTAGGGACAGCATTAGAGTCTTCTGTAATTAAAGATAGAATAATGCAACATAAAACAACTGTTTATTTAATGCTTGATAATGATGCATATGAAAAACAACTTGATATAATTGAAAAATTTTTAAGTTTTGGAATAAAAGTTTACAATGTAATTATAAATAAAAAAGATCCAGGATCTATGACTAGACAAGAAATATTAGAAAATATTAAAAGCGCAAAGTTATTAGATGATAAGTATGAATTAATGAAAGCTAAATTAACATGATAATTGCGCATTTAGCAGATATTCAAATTCGTTTATTTAAACGAAAAGAAGAATACAAATATATATTTTCTAAATTAAATGATTCACTTCATGAACATAAACCAGATATTATAGTAGTTTGTGGAGATGTAGTTCATAATAAAGTATCATTAAGCCCAGAATCTGTAGATTTAACTTCTGATTTTTTAAAAATGTTATCTGAACATTCAGAGGTTTACATGATTCCTGGAAATCATGATTTAGTTGTTATAAATAAAAGTAGATTAGACGCTTTAACTCCAATAGTTAAAAATATAAATTCTAAAAGAATTCATTACTATACTAATAGTGGTATTATAAACATAGATGAGTCATTAGCTTTTGGTATATTTTCTTTAATTGATAGAGAAAATTTTCCAATTAATTTTGATAAAGATAAATTAAGAAATTATATAGCTTTATATCATGGTTCTTTAAATGGAGCTGTATACGAAAATGAACAAGTATCAAAATCACCAGATGATAATGTAAGAATATTTGATAATTATGATTTGGCATTATGTGGTGATATACATAAAAGGCAACAAATAGGAAAAGCTTTTTATTGTGGTAGTCTTATCCAACAAAATTATGGTGAGAGTTTAGATAAAGGATATCTATTGTGGAATTTAGCTAATTTTTCTAACAAGTTTATTATTATACATAACAAATGGACTTATAATACTATAGATCTATCAAATAATCAAGAGTTACCAAATATAGAATTAAATGAAAAACCAAGAATTAGAGTTATATTAAGTAGTCCTACAGTTTCTGAAATACAAAAAGTTTATGCAGACATTAGAAAAAAATGGAATAATGTAGAAGAAATAGTTATAAAGCATAAAGACGAAAAAGAAGAAAAAGATAATGCCTTATCTAGATTAGAAGATGTTTCGACATTAGAGAATATTGAAAAACTTTTAAACGAACATTTAAAAGATAAAGTAAAAGACGAAATAATAAGAAAAATTATTGACATAAATAAAGAAGTGTATTGGAAAGTACCTGATATTTCTTTAAGAAATGTAGTTTGGAATTTAGAAGAATTAGAAATATCTAATATGTTTTCTTATGGGTTAAATAATAAAATAGATTTTAGAAATTATAATGGTATAGTTGGTATATTCGCGCCAAACAGAACTGGCAAAAGTAGTATAATAGACTCTATTTTGCATATTATTACTGGAAAAAATAGTAAATTTAAGAAGAGTTATAATGTAGTAAACAATAAAGAGTCTGAATGTATTGGAAGTGTAGTAATTTCTATAGGAGACAAAAGATATAAAATAGAGAGGACTGTAATAAGAGGAGACAAGAAAAAGAAATCATCTAGTACAACTTTAAGATTCTATGAAATTGACGGAGATCCAGAAAACGAACAACAAAAGACAGATACAGATAAATTAATACGAAGAATGTTTGGTAATTATGAAGAATTAACTTTAACTTCTTTTGGATTACAAGGAAAAATTACTAATTTTGTAGAAAATACTGGAGAATCTTATAGAATTAAAACATTTTCTAAATTTCTCGGTTTAGACGTTTTTGAATCAATGTTTAATTTAGTTAAAGAGGAAGCTAAAGAATTAGAATCTGCTTTAAAAGTTTACGCAGATTTAGATTTTTCTAAACAAATAGCAGAAAATGATAGAAAATTAAAAGCAGCAAATCATATTTTAAAAGAATTAAATTTTGATATTGAATTCGTAAATGATGAAAAATCTATATTAGAACATCAAATAATTGAATTAAAATCTAAAGTTAATCAAGAAGATTTAACAGATTATGATTACGAAATTAAAGCTGTAAATGAACGAATTGATATAGAATTTTTAAATATACAGACAATTTCTAGTGACATCCAAAATAAAACTAATAAATTAGAAATTGTTTCGAATGAGCTAGCTAAATACAACAAAGAGAATATATTAAATGAAATATCAAAATTAGAAAAAAATGTCGAAAACTATCATAATCTTCTTGTAGAGTTAGCAGATAAAAAAGCTTTATTAAATAGAGATGACAAAGCTGTAAATGCATTTGACGAGCAAATATGGATGCAAACTACAGAAATTTGCCAAAATTGTAAATTCTTTGTAGAAGCAAAAACAATAAAATCTGAGTTAAATGACGCTAAAGAACAAATAAATGAATTAGAAAATGTATTAATAAATTATGCTAATAGTCCAGAAGATTTAAGAAACAAAAGAGAAGAATTACAAAAGTACGAAAAAATAAAAATGTTTGATTTTTCTTTGAAAAAAGAGTTTGAAATGGCAAACATAAAACTTAAACAAGCAGAAGATGACTTATTTTTATATAATGTTAGATTAGCAGAATTAAAAGAAAAGAAAGAAAAAGCTAACGACAAGATAGAAGATGTTAAAAGTTTAAAAGAAAATAGTAAAAAATTAGCTATAGTAAACGAAAAATTAAACAAGAAGAATGAAGAATTAATTAATACGAAATCTGAAATAAAACTTAGAGAAGAAAATTTAAAGAATTTTGAAGAAAGCTTTAAAAAATTCAAAGATTTAGAAGATAAATATGAAGCTTATAAACTTTATAAAGAAGCTATAAGTAAAGATGGCATTCCATATATA